AAGTTTCTTAGAGTCGTTCAGGACAGCCTCGCCCGTGTGATAGACGGCTTGTTGTAAAGCCTTCTGTTGCTCGGGGCTCTTCGCTCCATTCACTAGGCGCACGAGTCTGTCAGCACCCTCCAACTTTACATTCACCTTCATTATCGGCCGATCCTGACCACCGTGTGATGAGCGCCATTCTCGTCGTGTGGCTGATCCACACCAATGATGACAGGACTGCTGCCGTCTGCTAGTTGAATCTTGTAGTCCGTGGTGACCGGGAATGTGCCGTACAAGTACACGCGACCCATCTCAACCACCTCGCGACCGTCTTGATCGCGAGCAAGAGAGACCTCTGACACAAGATGCGCGCACGCCGTCACGCTCGCCGATGCGGTGAATGACCTCTTCCCGTACTTGTCCACGCTGGCATACGGGTACAAAGTAACCGTCTCGGAGAACAGTTCCCTGTAATCAGATTCGATAGCCATTAGGTGTTGTTGTCCATCTGGCCCACATAGAAGTCGGTGCCCTCCCCTTCCACGATTCCTTCATCCGTCGGCAGGATCGCGTTCGGGTTCACCACCGGCGCAGCCGGGTACAGATTCCAGCGAGCCGTCTCCAACTGCTTGATAAGTTCAAGCCACTTAGTGACAGACATACCCTTCACGGTGGTGAGAGATAGATCGCCAACCTTCTTGCTTGTAGACGACAGATTCGCCTCACGACCGATAAGGGTACGAACAGCCTCGATTGCAGCCGTGTAGCCATTACCCCAAATCGTAATGAGGTAATCCAACTCTTCGTTCTGAAAATAAGCATCAGCAGAGTTTGTGTCAGAGATCAAGAAACGAACCAGATCTCTTGTAGATGCACCTGGATTCCCAGAATACGTGAAAGTCATAACTCGCCTCCTTGCACAAGTCTAACGTGCGCGAACGCGCCTAACTAATGCTTCGGGGGCCACCCATTTCAAGTGAGTGACCCCCGCAGCGGGTTATTTAGTTGTGGTCTTAGGCGACCGCGTTGTTCCAGAAGTAACCGAGATCGGTTGCGACAACCTTGTTGTCGAAAGCGAGTTCGGCCTCCACGCGAGTAGCCTTCAGCGACTCGAGACGGAACGTGCTCGTGCCGATGGTCTGACCCAAACCACCCGACACACCGGTCCACGAGAACGTGTAACCAGCCGACGGGGTGAGCAGGCCAGGAGCCTCAGCGACGTGGCACAGCAGCGCAGTCTTGCCCGTGGTGAACGAGTACGTCCCGGTCTGGCCTTCCTTGTTGGTGGCCTTCACGGACTTCGACACCAGCACGCGGTCAATGTCGAACATGCGAGCAAGCATGTCCTCAGTGATCGTCTGGGAAGAGGTGTACTTGATGCGATCCACCAGATCAGGATGGTTCTTCAACTGACGGAACACGTCGTATCCGAGAACGAGGGTGTTGGCCTCGAAGCCGGTCACGGACAGGATGCCAGCCTTGCCAGCCTCAATGTCCTCGATGGGATCGGAGTTGGTGTAGTCATTCCACTGAATGAACTGCCCGCTCGATGCGCCCGAGGCGACACCAGAAGCGGTAGTGCCCCAAACGCCTGCCGTCATGAAGTCACTCATGAACTGAATCTCGCGGCGCATGAGCAGACGGTGGGTCACGAACTCTGCAGCCTCACGGTCCACGTTGATGGGAGCGTCGGCGTTTGCACGAGTCTGATCGCCAATGTCCTTGTGGATCGCGTACACATCTGCGTAGTACGTGTCGGTCGTGATGTTGTAGCCGGAGCCGACAGACTCGGTGCCATCTGTACGGACCTGAGCCTCGTCACGCAACCAATCGTTCTTGGTGTACGTGAAGTACTTGTCGCTCTGCTTGTCGACGGGAACCACCGGGAACACCTTGTCCGCGATGAAGTTCTCCGCACGCTGCATGTACGCAACCGAGATGTTGGTCAGGATTGCATCAACATGCACCTGTGATTGGGTGGGCTGTGGCATTGTGCGCTACTCCTTTACAGGCCACGCGCCGCGTTGGCGCAATCGATGACGGCGGTTCCGATGTCTCCAGCGGCGGCCGCCTGAATGAAAGTGCCGACGGAGAATGCCGCCGACGCGGTGGTGCCGAATGCCAGAGTCACGGCGGTGCCTGAGGCTGACGCGAAGAGAGCCTGGCCTGCGGAAGCGGAGCCGCCGCACTCAACCTTGGTGCCACCAACAATGGTGACCTCGGCGGCCTGGCCCGAGGTGGGCGCGTTCTGCAGCACACCAATCGGGCGATCAGTAGCCGAGTTCACGGCCTTCACGGTTCCGTTGCCGTTGTCGATCTCGACGAAGTGGTACTGCTTTGAGGACAGGTCCTCGCCTGCGGTGAAGGTCGTCTTCACCGCCGCATTTGAGAACTCGAAAGCCATGTCTCAGGCTCCTTTCTCGATCAGGTAGTCGTTGTAGAGGGCAGGGTTCTCCATGGCGACCTGAGCAAGAGCCTGCTCAATGGTTGCCGCCTTGCCCTCGTCCACCGCTGCCTTGGCGAGGGAAGTCATCTTGCTAATGGCGTCACCCTTGAGGGCGAAGCCCTTGCCGACCTCGACAAAAATGTCAGCGGATTCGTTCTGCGCGTCAGCCGACGTCAGAGCGTCCTCCACGGACTTAGCCAGATCGGCGTCGATCGCCGCGAGGCGACGAAGAGCCGGGCCGACCTTCTCGGGGTCAAGAGCAAGATGCTTGAAGGTCTCACGGGCCTTCGCGATTGCGGCCTCATCGGCGCGCTCTTCGCGCTCCTTTACGAGGGCCTCTTGTGCCTCAGCCTTAGCCTTCGCCATTTCAGCGAGAGCCTTTCGCAGCGGCTCGGGTGCAGCCTTCGCGATGGACTTGAGGGACTCTTCCATGTCGTCCATGCCTTCCATGGGCTCCATGTCTTCCATCTCGTCTTCGCTCTCTGCTGCTTCAAGTTCAGAGATGCGGGCTTCGAGTTCCGCGATGCGGGCGTGCGCCATCGCGAGTTCCTCTTCCACCTGCTTCATCTCAGGCTCAGAATCCATCTTGGACTCTTCCTCGTCCATGGCCTTCACCTGCTCGTCCACGGGTTCCGTGGCTTCACTCATGCTTGCCTCCATCGGTTCAGGCAGAGTCTTGAGAACGTCTGCCACGGTCGCCGCGTTGGATGCCTTGACCACGAGCCAGCCCTCATGCAAGTGAGCCGGATGATCGACGCCGCTTGTCTCGTCGATGATCAGATTGGTCATCTTTGGGGCTTTACGCGGCACATGCACCTCCAACGTTTCCCCCAATCATACATGAGTGTGTCAGAGGGCTCGTGGGCATAGAAAGACCCCCGCCGCACGGGGGGAGCGACGGGGGTCGGACCTGACTCTACGAGGGGGTCGAGCCAGGAGTTTGGATCAGTAGTTATCTTCCTGGTCAGGGCAGTAGAAGACAACAGCCCCAGCAAGAAACACGGTGATCTCTTTGTTGGTAAACCCTGACTCGTCCATCATGTCGTAGGCGTCCATGATGGTGAAGCCAGCGCGAAGAAACTTGCATGTCTCCTTCGCCGTCTTCACGAGTTGCTGGCGACTCACACCTTTCAAGGTGGGAGCATCACCCGTGACCAGGGAGTAGAAGAGTTTGTCCTCCCGTACCCCTGCTTGCGCTGGTGGAGCGAATAGGAGCGCGAGCGCGATCCCCACTCCTGCCGCTAGTGCCGTGATCTTCTTCATGTCCCCTCCTTAGGGCTTCGGCTTGCGAGTTTCACATGCCGAGATTTTCAAGCCACCCCACGAAGCCTAGTACAAGCAGCATCACGAAGGTCGCTGCGTAGGCGAGAACTGTCTCGCCACGCTTGGTCAATGTCCATGTTCCGATACGCATGATGTTCCTCCTCAGGCCGATTGAAAGTGGTGGTAGTAGCGGGTGTCGCCTTGCTGGTAGAACTCAAGTGTTCCCTCTTGCCCTGATGCCTTGTCGCGCACGATGCAGTAGCCGAGCGCGAAACCCAGCACCTCGTATCGCTTCAACATCTCTTCCTTGGTCATGTCCATAGTCAGACCTCTTCCCATGCGATCACGACTCTCTGATCTGTGACAGGGATAGTCACGCCCATGCCACCATCAAACGTTAGATTTGCCCTTGCTGTGCCGTCTTCGCTGCGGATAACCCGAACAATGAAGTTGGTTTCTTCTTCGGTGATGCAGTGGGCAAGTTGAAGCATGAGATCCCGTAATGCCTGCTTGTTTATTTGCGCAACCACTACGTCGTACAAAACTGCTTCTTTTTCCAGACCCTTTGACATTATTCCCCTCATTTCTTGATTCGTACTTGTTTGAATGAGACCCCGTTGTATTGGGCGTAAGCCCTCTTCAGATCGTTAGTGCGGCGACGCTTCGCCCTTGCTTGCAACTGCCCTTCAAGAAACCCGATCACGTTCGCGTAAGCCTGAGCCTCCTCTTCGGTGCCAGCCCCGTACAGGGCAAGCCACTCGATAGCAGTCTCAAGATCGCCGTCGCTGGCTGGCTCGGGCTTGACCGTGCCCTCGTAGAGGAATCGATCAACGACCTCTTCCTCGCTGCTGATGCGCTGCGCCCACTTGAAGTCGCTCATGTCATCCCACCTCAAGATTGCAGTAGATGCACCGGCCACGGTCGTCAGCGATTCCACTCACGCCTCGCTCAACACAAGTGATGACCACAATCTGGTGACCTAACTCGGATGTGAAGTCGGCTTCGATCAGGTGGCTCATGTCAGGCCGCCTTCACGAAGTAGCGAACCAAGGTGTACGGCTTGTTGTGTCCACTTGCCGGAATGTTCCGGACCTCGCGGTAGACCTTGAAGGTCTCGCCGCTCTCACGGCCTGCTTGAAAGGCCTCAGCCTTGCTGCCGTAGTACTTCATCTTGCCCCTCGTTTCTCGGGCCCCTCGACCCGTTGAAACAAGCATCACGCCTGGGGAGCCCTTAGGCAACAACATTCAAGGAATGCCCGATTTAGCCCGATTTCTAGGGGGCGATCCTGCCCGATTTGCCCGTTTTCGGTTGGGGCCTACTCCTCCACGAAAAGCGTGCCTCTAGTCTTAGTTGAGGCCGTGCGATCCGCGTTCACAATGGTTGGATTATCTGACTCGTTCGTTCCAAGTCTCACGCTGATGTTGTTTTGATCCGTGACAGTTTGAACAATGACGTGTCTGATACGTCCGTCGATCAACGCCTTCAATGCGGTCCCGGCTCGCACAATCTTTGTCATGCGCCAAGTTTAGAGCAACCCGAGCGCGGAGAGGACTTCAAGATCGTCGTCCTCGCGGAGCCTCTTTGTTCCGCCCTTCATCTCACCTGTCAAGATAGTGGTTCCAATCGCACCGCCAATCACACCGATCGTGCCGATTATGGTTCCCGAGGACGTTATTTGCCCTGATATGGAGCCGAAGAAGTCTGTGATCGGCACGCTGTCGCCGCTGAACGACCAGGCGTAGCCTTGACCTGATGGTGTGGGGCTCGGCGGTGCGGGAGGTTCGCCGCCCGTTCCAATCACCGTGCCGCTGCTCTTAGTGGTTCCCGTTACGGTTCCAAGGACGTTGATCTTTCCTTGTATGAGGCCTGTGGAGACCTCAACGGCTTGAACACTCCCCAGATAGCCCGCCGTCCCCGTTACGGCTCCTGTGTTTGTTGTGGAGCCGCTGACGCTGCCTGTGTTGCCCTCCCCGCCGACGACTGTTCCCGCGCTCGACACGGAGCCGGAGATGAAGCCTTCCCTGTTCGCTTGACCCTGAGTGAAGCCTTGTGATGTGGAATCACCTATCACGGAGCCAGACAGTTGCGGCGAACCTATGACCACACCCGTGCTGGTTACGGAGCCGGAGACGAACCCTGTGTTGCCTTCACCACCAGTAACCGACCCCGTGGACGTGACTGCTCCAACGATGAACCCGGTGAATCCGACTTCGCCTAGAACGCTGCCTGAACTGACGCTGCTGTCGCTTGTTGAGCCTTGATAGCCGGGCGTGCCCACAAGTGAGCCCGACGAGACCCCGCTGCCTGTGGTGCTGCCATTGAAGCCGACTTGTCCCGTGATGAAACCTGTGGACAAAGTGGAGCCGGAGACGGAGCCCGAGAGTTGAATAAGGCTTATGCCGATGACGGACCCGCTCGAGGTGACGTTGCCGTTTACGATGCCGTCGGCTTGCAGGCTGCGAGTGAGATCGGTGTAGACGAGTGGTGCTTGCATGTCGCCGTAAGTGGCGTACAAGCCCGCGAGTGTTATGTAGGTGCGCCCGATGTAGTAGGGCGGCTGGCTTTCACGGAGCGCGTAGTTTGTGACGCTTGCCGCTTTCAGATCACCGTAGGTTGAATACTCGCTCGACAGTTGAGAGTAGATCGGCGATACGCCATACGGTATCGGCCAGGAGACAACCCATGAGGCTGACGTGGAATCGAATGTGGTGGAAGCCTTGACCTCAACGAAAGAAGGTTTGTTGTATCGAGGGGTGAGAGAAGGCGACGCCCATGAGCCAGATCCCTCGCCCCATTCAAGGCTTGGGTCTAGGGCAACCCAATACGTCACGACACAGTTTCGGTTATGTTCCCACTAGCGATTGTGTAGGTGCCAACCGTGGCGTAAGTCTGCGGAGTGTCCAAAGCCCGCGAACCATAGAAGGTGCCAGCCGTGCTGGCGGACCAGTAACCCAAATGAGTGATCGTCGTTGAGCCTGGAACATCGAAGACGATCTGAGCGTTTGACTTCACAGAGCCAGAAGCAGCGGCGGCCCATGACACAGCCTCGCGCGTGTATGGCGAAGCACTCACCTCGCTCGAGCCACCCGTGCTTGGATCAGCCGTGTGAAGAGAAACGAACGTGACACCGCCCGCTAATCCATTCAGCATCAGGTGTTCGCCTGCGTCTACTAAACCCGCCATTACTCGTCCTCCTCGATGATGCGAGCGATGTTGCCATGCTCGTCTCGTTCGATCCGTCGCACCTTTGTAGCCTTAGATTCTGGCAGAACAACGTTCACGACGGGTTGCGCGGTCTTCATGGCAGCCGCAACAGCCTCCGCGATTGACTTCGCTAGATCGACAGGCTCGCTCCGTGGCATGTCTACCCCGTCGCGTATCCCGTCCTCTGGCAGTTCAGCGAACACTCTGTCCGAGAAGCCTCCGATGGAGTAGCCGCGAAGTTCACCTCGCTTCACCAACTCCCAGGCTTCTTCATTCCAGATCACTCCAAGGAACACGGTGTTCGGGGGATACGTGACTTCACCAATGGGTTCGCCGTTAGGACCAAGCATGTTCACCGTCCACGGCTGAGGCATCGTCATGACCTCAACCCACTCGCCAGCCACCACATCCGTGTCGTGTTGAAGGAAGATACGGCGGTCGCCTCCACGCACCCAGCCCCACACAGCCGTCTGCAACTCGTGAGAGTCCGTCCACTCCCCGTGAGCATCCATGAAGTCCGGCACATACAACGGGCCTAGCGTGAAACGTTGCTCGGCTTGCTTACGAAGAAACGTGGCCTTGCTCAGTTCCCTCGTCTCTTGAATGTCCTCGTCGGTGATGGGGCCGCCAGCGATCCACGCGGAGCAAGTACGAGCCGCCGCGCACTTGAACTTGAACACACGGCAGTAGCCGAGATCACCGGCCTCGATAACATCCCAAGGGTCCTCGGAGTCTCCGCCTTCCCCTTCGATCCCGCCCGCGATGCACTCCTGCATGTGAGAAGTCATGTCGAAGGCGGCGCAGTTCCCGCATGTGCTCTTGCGAGCCTCGTCAGCAGAGGTCTCGAAATACTCCGCGATGTGCTCCCAATACTCGTCGTTCGGCTCGGCAGGGTTCAAGGGCCCGTAATCCGCCACGTCGATAGCGGTCTGCCGCCTCATAAGATTCACGGTCACGTTCTGTGTGGCGACAGGACACGCCTGCTTAGGCTCCAGTCGCTCCACGATCGAGTCGGCCCAACGCTTCCCGGGATCGCCACCCCACGCGTCCCATGCGACACGTCCAGGGGTCGGGAAGCCTTCTTCGCCTAGATTCCAACCCTCGGCCTGCTGATCGACCTCATGACGAGCGAAGTATGAACTCATGCGGCGAATAGTTTCCTCCGACACGGCATCACCGTTGGCAAGTTGCGACGCTCTACGGCGACCCACATCCGTGAAGCCTGAACCCGCATGGCCTTCCGCGATCCAATCAACGGCTCGCTGCGCTGCCTCCTGCACATCTTCCGGCGGCGAATACGTCTCAGCCTTGTCCGTGGAGTCTTCAATCTCGAAGTAGTGAATCTGTTGAAGTCGATTCTCGGCTTCGACCAGAGTTGGATAGCAGCCAAATGAACGCGATCCATCCTCTGAGTACACGCAATAGTTGCCGCCCTCTTCGCGGATAATCTTGCTAACGCCACCGTCAATAGGGATGCGGCTAATCATTCCCCCTTGAGCCACGATTGCATACCCCTCCCCTAGCACTACGGTGGAACGGTCGGGATACGGCAGCCCCCGAATCTCAGACAACCGATAGGCAGCCAGGACCCCAGACGCATCATCCCGCTCGGCGATCATTTGCAGTTGATCGTCCGTGAGCGAGTTGATCTTGTCTAAGAGATCCATTGTTTCACCGTTCCGTAGCCAGCACTAAGTCTTTCACCCAATCGGGTAGATTCTCCCACGAGCCAGCCTTCTCAGCCTCAATCACGATCCGATTACGCTCATCGGGGGTCAGTAGGCGTCTGTTGAATGCCATCGCAAGGCGCCTAGATGTTTCAGGATTCACCATGATTTAGCCCTCGTCTTCCACCATCATTTTGCCTCGATTGAAAACAACATAATACTTTTCGTTTGGTGAGCCTGGACTGACTGTCATAGCGTCGTAGCCATTCATGACAGCCCAATAGCCGGGATCGTCAATAAGCGCGCGTTGCGCGTCGTATTGTTCCAACTCCTCCTGAAGTTCTCCACGATCCCCACCACGCTGATTTATTTCCGAGACTTTCTTCATATGCGCATCATGCACTTTTAGAAACTCATCACTTGTTGCTTTTCTTGCTTCTTCATATGTAATAACTTTGGCATCTTTACTTAGAGCCATACGCATAACATTGGACTCATCACCACTTGAATAACTAAGGGCAGTCTCGCGCCAAGTAGACGTGTAGGTGCCGTTACCGTAGATACCTCGCCCTGCGTAATGGGTTCCTGTCTTGTAATCTCGTATGTATCCCTTGGCTTCAGCGTCTGTTTCTCCAACTACACCCCGAAACACTTCAATAGCACCGTTTTGTATTTCGGCATCCAACTGTGTTTTTGTGAGCAGTTTTGGTTTCCCGTTGTAATCGGCTATGTCATACAACTCTTGCAAGAGACGTTCTCCGTCTGACTCGGATCGTTTGAATGAACGGGCTTGCACTTCTTGAGCATTGTTCATCAAGTCATCAAAACTGTTTTGTTGTTTCGCGGGACGCTCCACTGTGTTCTCGCCTAGCAGTTCGTCCAGCACGGAATCGATTTCATCCCAACTCATGTCTTCGTATTCCGTAACGTCCACATCCACCATGATTACGTCGCAACGACAGTTTGGATGTAACGGTGGATCACCGTCCGGGAAGTCCCCTGTGATTGGCACGCTTTCCCCATCAAGAGGCAGACAGATTTCACATGCATCAAACTCAGCCTGCCATTGTTTCTGTGCGGCTGGAGATATGTATCCCTCTTCGATACCTTGCCGCCACGCTTGATTTCGGCCTTCATTTGAAGCACGAAGAATCTCGGTACGCGCAATCGTCTCGGTTCGATATTTGTGAATACGAGCCTGGTAACGCTCCGTTGGCTTTATTGCTCGTTGTATTGCTTGCTCGATTGGATCGCCCTGTGCCAGTCGGTCTTGAATGAATCGTTCTCGAAAGTTATCGACCCAGCCACTTTGTTGTGATGTTAGGCCGACAACGTCTCGAAGATTGCGGGCAACCTGCGTGACCGTAAACTCGCCCATTTGTGAGCGCGAGACGTAGTCTCGCACCATCGTCTGCTGCTCTTGGCTGATCTCTCGTATGAGATTGCCGGCCTCTTTCTGAGCCCATGCAGCGGAGTCGGGTCGCTCCGCATCGAACCGATACGAAAGTGTGGCTTTCTGAATCTTAGGGAACGTTGATCCCGTTCGCTTGCCAGCGTCAATCAACTCGCTCAACAGTTCGGCCTCCACAAGCCCTTGTGCCTTGTACCAAGGGTCGGTCGTGACCAGATTGGGAATCTTCGACTCGGGGCCGTGACGGAGCGTGTCCAGAATCTTTGCTTCATCGCGGATCACTTGCGCCCGCACCTCTTGCATAGCGTCGCCCATGATCTTCATGATGCGCCGCTGTGATGCGGTGAGTTCTGGACTCGCTGTCGGGTTTCTTCGGCGGGCCTTGAAGTGCAACATCACACGAGAGGTTCAGCGTCCGGCAGATCAGCCATGTTCCGAAGGTGGGCTTCGAGTTCCCTGTCGGGCATGAGTATGCCTGCTGCGGCGAGTTTAGAAACGAAGTCGGCGACCTCTGTGAGTTCCACGCTGTTCACCTGCCCGTATGTGAGTCGTGGCAGTTTGTCCATTCGCATGGCGTTGAGTTTGAGTAGCCGTGGGATCGCAAACTGATTCACAACTTCGGCGATGCTTTTGGCGATGGAGTCCACGGCAAGGGTCCACAAGTCCACTTTGGCTGTTCCAAGCGCAAACGAGCCAACGCGATCCGAGCCGAGCAGCAAGAAGTCGGACAGAAGACTCATAGCGATGCGCTGGTCGTAGCGTTGAATGACCGCGCCTGTGTCGAACTGCCTTCCACCACTAGCCGACAGGAGAGTCAGATCGAACACGCGATTGCCCTGCTCGTCGTAGGCGGCGGGAAACACGATGCCTTCTTGCTCGTTCCTCTTCACGTTCTGAACGATTTCGGTGATGGAGTTCAGTACGGCCTTCTGAGTATTGGATGCTGTGGACGATAAGTACTCGGGTGGCACGTAAGCCATGGGTAGCCCTGCAAGATCACGTTCGATACCAATCGCTTCAATCTCTTCGATGCGCCGCTTGTAGAACCACGGACGATAGGCGTTACGAAGGAGCGAATAGCCCTCAGGATTATTTCGGTTCGTGGTCGTGCGGAACAGGAGTGCCTTCTCGATAGGGATACGGTGAAGGCCGCCGCCCGACGGATCGATCTGAACCATTCCCTGAATGCCGCCGCGAGGGTCAATCATCCACTCTTGAAGAGTCTCTTGGGCTCGCACGGGCCACTTGCGCCAGCCAATCCGATAGTCCTTGTAGTTGCTGTTGGACTTGGGATCGTTGCTGTGACCGCCACGAATCTTGTACACGATCTCATGGAACGACCACCCGTACACAAGCATCGACAAGATGTTCTGCAGGGTGGCGTCCCAAGAGTCGCTCATGTCATGCAAGCACTCTTCAACGAATACTGCGGTGCGCTCGTCTTCCCCTTCAACATGCCACTCAAGCCTCGTAATGACCTTGTCGATCGCGTAGAGCATCGCCCCGATGACAGGATCGTTATCGTGCATCTCCCGATAGACCTTGAAGCCCTTGACTCCCTGAAGTTGGGACAGGAACTCCTCGTTGATCGTGCCGCCCGAACGGCGCAGACCCGAAGAGCCAAGTTCGGTAAAGTCGTAGTTATCGGCGTGCATCGGCATTCATCCTCTGTGCGGTCAGGTACATAGCCTGAGCGTCCGTGAATCCCGCCTCACGGAACGCCGCGTACAACTCGTGTATGGACACGGCGAACGTGAGAAGTGGAGTCACCCCCCAAGTCTAGCGTTAGAAGGGTACGGGTTCGTTGCTCCACGGATCAGATTCAGCAACTCTGGAGGGCTGTTGGCGGCGCGTGTCGCCTGCTGGCTTCACGACTAGAGCAACCGTGTCAGCGGTAACGTCCAGGCTCATGCGCTTCTCGCCCTGCTTTGTTTCGTACTCGCGGGGCTTGAACTTCCCGATCACCACGAGTCGTGTGCCCTTCAACACCCGCTCCGCTACTGCCTCGGCGATGCTGCGCCAAGCCGTGATCCGATAGAACACGGGCTCCCCATCAACCCAGTCGTCGCCCTTCTTGAGCCTCTCATTGACTGCGAGGGTGAATGAGGCTCGAGCGTCCCCGTTTGCACTGAACGCCAGTTCTGCATCTGCTGTCGCATTACCGATCAAAGTGATTGGTGTAGACATGATTCTCCTAATCAAATAAGGCCGGATCAACCGGCACTCCGTTTTGCCATACCTTCCCGCCTGCCACTCCATCAAAGTGACTCTTGGCGGGCTTGACGTAATCCTCGCACTCAGGTCGGACAGCGCAACGCTCGCAATACAAGAGTGCGGTGAAGACGTGCTCGCCAGACACGGCGTCGAAGAGCCGTGGGTCTGCTCCTGAACAGGCTGCGTCTTGCAGGGTCACACGACGGAGACTAGACGCTACGGGGCCGTGTTCCTATCCGCGACACGCCAGTCACATTCGACACTTTGTTCACGCGAAGACTTTGTTCGATCAACACATGAACGTAGGAGCGTTCAATCTTCTTCAAGAACAAGCCAAGATCTTCATCGGACATTTCGGACACATTATGAATCTCGTCATCTAAGAGTTCTAGAAGATCGTTCTTCATTCCTCTATGTCCCACTCTTCGGCGTAGGCCAAGGCTTCGGGTCCGGCGTCTAACAACCCGTTGATGCGCCAATACGGCATGCGACTTCGTGCATACCCTGCCAAAACAAGATCACCGTCTTGATTTATGAACTCTGCGATGACAACCCACCCGGTCAGGATTACACCATCGCCCTCCATAAACTTTTCCATGGCGATGATTGCCCGTTCAAGATCGTCTTCTTCTTGACTGAACTCCATGTCGCCTCCGACGAAGATGCTACTGACATGAGTGAAGTTTCCACATCGGACCATCACTTACGGGTACATTGACGAAACGCGCTTGCGCGAGTCCCGTTGGTGATGAAGAGGGCCACGGAATAATGTTGCCTTCTTTAGTTGGCTCTTCATCTATCACAACAAGTCTACCGTCGGTCGTGTTCACAGTTCTAATGAGGATCGAACATTTAGGGCACCTGTACGGGTGTAACTGAAGAAGCAGGGTCCACGCCACAACACAAGATTAGTCGCAGCGTGGACCCTCTTGTTCAGCGTTCTCCGTCCCAATGTTTCATGCCAATGGGGCAGGCGAAACGGCCACCATGCCAGTGATGCTTTCCAGAGTTTGGATGCTCCCAGTTCAGCACTGTGTAGAAAGCCATATCCCAATAGAATCGGCCCCATTTGGTGGGCTTGGTTTGATGAAGTTCGTCTCGTATTTCTTTGCCTTTTTCGTCTCCGAACATTCGCCGGAGTTCGGGGGTCATCATCCAGACAGCCCCGTGTGCTAGTTCATGGGTCATTTGATAGGTGCCCAAGTACATGCCGTTTGAGCCTGTAGCCCAATACTGATGACGGGCCTCGCGTTGAGCGATGCATTTACGGTAGGGCTCTTGTGTTGATATGAAGAACTCGCCTGTGTAGGCAGAGTGTTGAATGCCTTCCACGATGCCCGGGGGATTGACCGGGGGTGGTGCCGCGTTGCCGTCAGCGTGCGCGGCTGTTGCTGTTAGGAGTGTCAGAGCGGTCGTGATTGTCATAAGCAGGATTCGCATGAGTCTCCAATGCCGAAGGATCAGGACACGGTTATTCCAAAGGCACTCCTTTCTGAATACAGTTCAGACAGCGCGTCGTCTTAGACGACGTCGTTCGGCTTCAGTTGTGCCGCCCCAGATGCCATACACACCACCAGGGATAGACAGGGCAAGTTGTAGGCATTTATCTGTAACAGGGCAGTCGCGACAGACACTTTTTGCATCGTCTACTCTCTTTCCTTTCTCAGGGAAGAACAAGTCCTGAGAAACCTGAGGACAAAGTGCGTCAGTCATCCATTCTATCGAACCCATTTGGATCATCGCATTCACGTCGTCTCCTGAGCCATAACAGGAGGACCCCATGAGGACCAGCCAGGAGTTTTCACTGCGAGTGTTGCTCCGTTGTCGTACACCGTGATCAAGATGTTGCCTTCGATGCCGAGTTCTGTCCCATTGGCGATGAATGTTCTACGCATCACGCGATCCCCTCCCACTCTTTCCAGTTATCAGGTGCGTAAGGATCGTCGTATGGGTCGAAAGTGACCTGACCCGATCCGTCGCACTTCAAGCACTCCGTAGATGGAGTGTCATCTTCCGTTATCGTTCCTGAACCCTCACAGTCCGAGCAGTCAATGGTCGGCGGGTTCGGTGGATCAACGGGCGGCTCTGCCACCCTCCAGCCATAACTCATGTTCTCTTCCCCTCAGAAGTGCAGCACAAGTGCTACATGGTTTTCCCTCATACGTCCACGCTCCACACATGCAACGCGTGATCTTGCTTTCCACTCCACCCCTCCTTCGTGAAATCTTGTCGTCTACGACTTGACTTCACCCTTCCGAAGAATGAACGCCGTAACGTCCAACGGAGTGCAGTAGTCTCCGGCGATCTCGGGTGGCCGATATGAGGACAGCCACTCGGCGACTGTCTCAATGATTCGCTCGGCGCGCTCGCGATTATCCGAATGAGTGTGTTCTGTGATGGTGCGCGACACCTGGTTTACGAGCGTGTCGTGTCCTTGAATCAACACATCAGCCTGGTGCTCTGTCAGCATGACAGCCTCCCTTGGGTTGCTTGCCCGTCCCTTCATGCTACCACGATGCGGCTCCGTGGGCCTGTGATCAACAAACTCGGGCAAGACATACACCTTGCACTTGTTCCGTGTCTCTGCAAGGCGACACACGCGGCCCGTCATGTGTAAGACGGATAGAGCCCCACTCGTTGTCCCGTGATGCCAACCCGTGAGATCGGCGAGTTCCTTCCATGTGAGCCCTAGGTCTTGTGCTTGCGCCAAGGCTTCCAAGGTCATTTTCTGTCGATCTTTTGTCCGACCTGACTTGTCTGCCTCACGGGCACGTCTCTCGCTTGTGCTTGAACCCGAATGCCCACTCGTTCCCGCATACGGCAGTTCAGGTAGTGAGAAGAGGTCGTCATGCATCAGTCGTCCCACGGCTCGGGTGGATAGAAGCATGAACACTCGCTGAGTTCGTAGTGGCAGTCGTCGCACAAGTCGGGTGCCTCGGGGGGCTCGACCGCGTGCGAATCGGCTGTCTTAGGCATCATTACGCGAGAGCCTTCTTGCATTGAGCCATGAGTCGGCTTGCGGCATAGCGAGCAACCGGGTCAGGATCCTCGCATCCATAGGTGTTGCTCTTCGATGGCGCGTTGTACTCGTAACGGTACTTCGCCTCGCCAGCGAGGAATCGCACTCCTTGCTCTGACAGTTCAATCACATATCGGGTCCCGCGCCCATGCTTGCGAGGCTCCGTGTCCGTGAGTGCCTTGAACACTTCGACGTATGCCTGAGCCGTGATGGGGTCGCTTGTGCCCTTTTCAATATCGCTGGCATGGCCCTCGCTTGAAGTGCTCCAGTCGCTCACGAAGTGACCTGGAACGCTGATCTTGTATGTGTTCATCTTGCCCTCTTTCCCTCATGCCCCGAAGGGCTCTTGTGTGTACATGATCTCCAAGATGAAGCCGTTAGGCAATCATCCCGTGGTGCTATTTGTGTGTGGCCTTCCCAACACGGTTGCCGTTGATGTCGAAGATCGTGATCGCGTCCTCAAGACCGCCCTCCTCAATCGTTGTGGCGAGAACTCTCAGGACTCGAGCAATCTCTGATCCCGGCTCGTCGAACGATGCGTTGCTCGTCTCGATCTTGACGGTGAAGATGCTCACACTCCCTCCTGGTTTCGATAGTGCTGGATCGCGTCAGCCAGGCGGTCGAACTCGCCGTGCACGATCCACGATGTTCCCTCGCCGCGAGAGGCGAGTCGCCACTTGTAGCCCTTGACTCTCTGAATCCAGGTGCGCCCGCCTGTGATGTAGTACGAGCCTCCTGTTCCCGTTGAGTGGAACGGTCGGGTGCTGGGTCGCCTCATGCCACGGCCTCCTGGTTTACGGGTTCCGTGTCGGACAGATCGAAGACGTAACGCCAGGTGAACCAGATCGGGTCGTCCTCTTCCTCGCCCTTAGCCTTGCGAGTCATGGGCACCAGAATGGCGATGCCCTTGGAGCCCTTCTTCACCTTCCGGCCCACTTTCAGCCAGTCGTTGAAGCCCGCGCACTCCATGGCATCTCCACGCTGCGCCAGAATCAGACAGACGTTGCGGAACGAGAACCTGTTGATCAGGGTTGGGTGCGTCTTGCGAAGGGTCATCTCGTCAGTGCCTGCGGTGAACGCTTCGGCGAGAGCCTTCAGGTCGGCGAGGCGAGCCTTGCGCTCTTCCTTCGTCATCTTCATGTCAGTTCCCCTCTCGAAGTTGCTTGCGATTTTGGTCAAGTAGGTCGTTTGCGATGCGCTTGCAGTCTTCGCAGCCGCACGCGTCGCGGAGGACGTTCACAATGTTGTAGAAGTCGTCCACATCGATCGTGAGTCGCTTCGTGTAGAGAGCATCCATGTCAGGCTCCCACGAACTTCACTTGATTGGTCTTGAAGACAACGTCCCCGTTGAGGACGTACACCTCGTCGCCTTTGACCTCGTGGACTTTGACCAACTCAGTCTCGCCCAGCATGAAGAACTTGCCAGTCGAGGTGAAGAGGCCTACCTCTCCCTCTGCGATTTCAACCCACTTGCTCATGTTGCCTATCCCCTCTGGCTGGGCCCCTCGCCCTGCCGTACCCCAAGTGTCTTGAAGGGCTCGGGCTCAGACAAGCCCATTTCACAAAGTTCCCAGAATGTCCGTTTTGCCCGATTTGGCCCCCCTAGAATCTGGGCTGAGCAAGCCCTAGAGGGCGCGCCCTGGAGCCCTAGGAGGGCCCTAGATCCACGAGTTCTGCCCGGTGATGCTCAGGGGAGCCACGGCTGGAATCTCGTGTCTAGGTGGCTCAAACAAGGCTAGAAGAATGGCTTCGGCGCGGTCGGGGGAGCCGACACCTCGTTTCCGCATCTCGTCCTTGGATTCGATCTGCAGCCGGCCTGTGCTGTTGGACCGATATGAGGGCGCCGCGAGTTGAGCCGCCGTCTGATGATCCACTTCAAGGGCAAGTTCTTGCTCACCCTCTTCGTTGGGTTGAAGAAGTTCCCGAGCCGTCCACCACATCTCGGCTCGTTGATTGGCGAACTGATCTCGATCATAGGCTGCCTGCGCTACGTTCACAGCCCACACTTCACTGTTGTGTCTACCTTCCAAGCCCCATTCTTCGAGTAGACCAGCCACTCCCCAGCCGACACCTATCGAGTCGATCTTGACTCGCACGGGCTGGTTGATGCCTCGGGTCGCGTGCTTGGCTTCAGCCTTCTTGATTGCTTCTAGTACCCGTCCCGCTACCTCAACAGGGCTTGCGTTATGTCTGCTCGCATGCACGATCCGTGCCGTCCAGCCGTCCACCTCGGCGATCACGAACTCGTCTCCACCATCGGCGGCAACGTCCACACCTAGACGCACGGGACCGGGTTCACTCTCCAGGTCTTGTGAGCGTTCGATCCAGTCGATGGGTATCACCGCGTTGGCTACGGTTCTGGGGAATCGTGCATGGACTCTTGCTTGAACGAACGGTGAGTCCTCCCCGAATGTGCGAGTGACTTCATCAACCCAGGTCTGATCAACAAGGTTTCGTGACCACGGCCCAATCTTCTCCCCGGTGAAGTTCGGTGTGCTTTCGGCTGCAATAGAGATCACGTTGTAGAGCCCAGAAGAACAGGCGCGCTCGAACCATGAACCCATGCGATCAGTAGGTGGGTTACCAAGCAGCAGAAGCCGTGTATGTCTACCTGTCATGAGTGCTTCTAATGCTTGACCGATGGTGTCGGAGATACCGCCCGCCTCGTCCACAACAATGAGCAGATTTTCTGCGTGGATACCTTGAACAGCCGCCTCGTTATGATCAGCAGGGGAGAAACCATCGGCGATGATTATGTCGTCGATCTTCCACTCCGTTGTGTGAACTTCACCGGGCAAGTCATGTGCAGCGTGGAGCCGTCGAATGTGAGGCCACAAGATGCCCTTCACTTGCCGGAAGGTTGTAGCGGTCGTGACCACACGGACAGTCTCAGGCGGGTGAACAGTCACCCACCAAGCAATCGCACGGGCCGCTATGTGCGACTTCCCTGGAGCGTGGCAAGCAGGAACAGCGGTGCGTTTGTTATCCCGCAGAGACTCCAAGATTTGTATCTGCTTAGACCACACTTGTTCGCCAAGACCCTCAGTAACGAAGGACACGGGATCGTTCGCGTATCGCGCCCATCGGTCGTCCGCTCGAGCAAGCAGGAGCGAGGCAAGTTCTTGCTTTCGTTGCGGCGTTAGGGCCTCGTAGAGTTCCTTCCGCTTCGTTGGGTCAGCGGCGAGAACACGGTCAATCAGAGTCATCGCCCAGGATGCGATTCACGAGGGACTCCAAATCGTCGTCGTTCACTGTCATCTCAACGCTAGTGTCCTCGGGAGCCGTAGCCTCCGTGCGCACATAACGGCCCCACTTGTTGGGTCGCGTGCGCTCCAACCACCAGGCAGCCGCCTGCCATGTGCCTTCCTGCGCGGTGCGTTGAATGATTGCCACGTTTCTAGCCTCGGCCTCGCTCCGAGCCTTCTCGATAGCCTGCATGACCTCGATGTATGTGGCGCGATCGGAGTCGGGTTCCAGTCCTGCGGCGATCCTGTTGGCTTCTTCCGCGCCTTCATTCAGCCAGCGATACACGCTCGTCACACCGACGCCAGCGATCTTGCACGCCACGTCCATGTAGTTGCCGTACTCCAAGGCTTTGATCAAGTCTTGAACCTTTTGATCTGTGACCTTCGGCGGCTTGCGCCCTGGCTTCTTGCCAGTCATCTATGCTCCTATTTCTGAACTAGCCCCATGAACTCGGCGCGTGCGGCGGCATCATCCTTCATGAGCCCCGTCAGTTTCTGTGTAACCATGCGGCCTTCATGCTTGCGAACACCACGGTTACCCATGCAGGAGTGATGCGCTTCAATGTAGACGGCGACTCCTGCGGGCGCAAGATGCTCGTTCATTGCAGCAGCGATCTGCTCCGTCATGCGTTCCTGCACTTGAAGGCGGCGAGCGTAGGCGTCTACGAGGCGAGCCAACTTGGATAGACCCACGACCTGCCCGTTGGGTATGTAGCCGACGGCGGCTGTTCCACGGAACGGCTGCAAGTGGTGCTCGCACATGGACACGAACTCGATGTTGTGAAGGCACACCATCTGATCGAAGTCCTCGTTGAACACAGTGGAGAGAATCTCGCCGGGGTCTTTCTTGTACCCCTCTGTCATTTCACGGAACGCCTTCAACACTCGCTTCGGTGTGTCCAAGAGTCCTTCCCGAGTCGGGTCTTCACCCACGTACTCCAGGAGCCGCACAACGATCTCGTTCGGATCGCCGTCGTCTTTCTCCCACGGGAAGATCAACCACTCGTCCACCTCGGTCGCTCCAACAGCGAGATGATTCGGTGAATGGGGCTTCCGATACAGGGCGTCGCACGCCTGGTTGTATCTAGAGAGGGTGCGACCTGAGTCCACTAGATCATCCACGATCAAGGCGTGAATGTCTGGCTCGTCAAGAATAGGCAGATCAAGAAGGTCCGACACGATCAACGCGACGGGCACTCCACCTTGCGGCACGCCGTAGACACCTGAGAAGGAGCGACCCGCCCAGCGCTTCGCCAGATTGCGGGCTTCGATCTCAATGTCTTGCCATGTGAGTTTCATACACCTCTCCTTGCGCCCCACGTCATCACGTGAAGTCGGCCTGTGATGTTCCAGCCTCGAGCGATCGCTTCGTCCGTGATCGCCTCGGCGTGAGACATGAGTGTTACGGGGTCGCGTCCTTCGGGCATGATCCAAATCGCGCTGTCGGGTATGTCGGCTTCGGCTGCCATGAACATCACTTCGTCCAGGTCTTTCACTGTCTGACACACAAACTTGAAAATGGAGCGACCGACGTAGGCGTTCAACGTTTCGGGCTTGAATCTGATCTTCTCGCGCACTCCCGAGTGAGTGAGTTTCGGTGACACGTTGAATCGGGTGGGCTCGATCTTCGGCTTGATTGTTCCATTCGTTTCCACCTCGACTTGTTTGCCGCCAGCCATGAGTCGGGGGATCAACGCTCCTAGAGCCTCCTGCTGCATCATGGGTTCACCGCCCGAGATGACATACAAGGGAACACCGTAGCCGGTTAGTTGAAACCATACGTCGTGGACCGACATGGGGTGCGTTTCGGCTTCCTTGGAGTACGGCGTGCCGTTTTGACCTTTCCAGTCCCACGTGTACGGGGTGTCGCACCATACGCAAGTGAGGTTGCAGCCGGACAGTCGAAGGAACGCGCAGCGAACACCCGTCGATGGGCCTTCGCCTTGTACGGTGGGGCCGAATATCTCATTCACATCTAGAACGAGTTTCAGTTCGGCGATCTCTTCCGCCATGTTCATCAGTTCTCCCAGGTCGCCCAGGTCTTAGGAGTCTCCGACACGGACACGCTGATGTTCACTCCCTCGGGAACGTTCACCGTGTTCTCCACCATGAAGGCGAAGTATTGCGCCATGTTCTCGGCTGAGGGTTGAAAGTTGAGAACGTCGTTCAAGTGGCGATGATCCAACTCGTCGTCCAGCCAGTGACCGAAAGGCTTCAAGTCGTTGTAGTCCAACAGGAACCCGCTGCCGTTCAACTTCTCACCCGACAGGGTGACCTTCACGACGTAGTTGTGACCGTGAACGCGACCGCATGGGTGGCCTTCTCTAAGCCCGTGGAGTTGATGCGATGACGAGAATGAGAACTCTTTACTGATCCTGAACGTCATGTTTCCATCCTAACGCTTGCTCCACACTCGCCGTCTTCTGACACTTCAACTTCAACCCACGGAATGTGGAACCCGTCCATGATGTGAGCCCCGAGCGATTGCGCTATTGCCTCGCAACTCATGGAACCCATCTCGCCGCCTTCGGGCCACCACTCCTCGGCGTAGTCGCGCAGTTCATGAAACTCAATGTCGCGGTCGTCGTGCAGTACGGGCACGGTGATCCGCATCTTGAACAGATGCCTGTGACGATCCGACAGATACGCTCGACGGGGAAGAATGTCCGCCGCGTCGGGCCAATGATGGAACCCGACCTTCTCGAAGGTGCACCACACTTCCGTCATCCGAACACCTCTTCCCTCTCGTTCATGTATGCCTTCCAAGACTTCTCCAAGAACCAGCCGCCTTGCGCTCCCGCGAAACGGATAGCCCTCTCGTAACCGTTGTCGTCCGTGTAGTCGCTGCCGTACTTGTATCTCATGCCGTACACGAACCCACCGACCCGCTTGCACGCTCCTTGACTTCGATGCGCCCTGGACCATCGGACATTCACGAGCCAGGAGGACGAGTCGCAAGAGCCGTAGAACGGCGCCGCATGAACCCACTCGTTCGGAGTGAAGCCCAAGAAATGAATCCAAGTATCGGGATGATCCTGTCTTTGCCGTTCATACAAGGTTGTAATCAACCGCTTGCGTGTGGCTTGATTCGCCTGCACGACGTTGCCGCAACAGATCCGATCATATTCTTTTGCGAGTTCATTGAAGTAGTCCCAGCCGTCGTTGAGTGGATGATAGACGGGAACAGGAATCAACCCTGTTTCTTTTTCGATACGCGCTCGAGTCTTGCGTTTGTTGATCGCTCCACCTTGGTCAAGTTCGATGAAGCCCCACACGCGATTGGCGAATCGGGTCACAATCTCGCAGTAGTTGTCCCACAGTTTGTCGAAGCCGTCAATCTCGTCTGGCGCGAGTGCTAGGGCTTCGTCCATGGTGATGCCGTGGGCACGCATGTGCCTGTTGGTCAAGTTGAAGATGCCGGAGTCCAGAAACACCTTTGCTCCCGTGTCGAGCATCTTGTCGAACTGTTCGATTGCTTTTGGGGATTCCAACTCGTTTACGGCAACAAGCAGATGGTCGGTGATCTCTTGCGCGATCTCTAGTTGCGTGGGGCCGGACGCGATGAAGTAGACGGGTTGCTCGTTCTTGTCGAACGTCCCGCCTCCTGTGTTCTTCTTCTTCACGGCATCCTCGTTACGTGCTCTTCACCATAGAAGGCGGCGTGCTTGTCGAGGACATGACCCGCCATGTAGTAATCGGGTTGCACTAAAACAAGAGGCTGTTTGCGAGCCACGTCCGTTCCAGTGATGAATGGATCAGGGAAGGGAACGAAGATCGCTTCGCCTTGTAAGTAGTCAGCCCAGAGGGTCCATTCCTTCATCACGTTTGCAACGATCAAGACATGCGTCACATCATGCTTCGGCATAGTGAGCATGAATATGTCATGCTGCGCTACTTCATGTTTCGGCTCTGCAACTGTCACATCCGCAAGTGCGAGTAGTGATCCTTGCTCCTCGTCAGGGTCAATCTCTTCGTCGTTGTCTAACCTGGAGTCGCCACCTGGCAGGCCTCCTCGCAGAGCCAGCGAGTCCCAGTTCTGCAACTCGTATTGAGTGAAGCCTGTCCACTCCAACATTCCAGCCGCTTCAAGTTCGGCGAGTGCTGGAACGAGGATCTCGGAGTCCCATGATGCGAGTTCAGCAGTTCGATTGTCTGCAATCGCGTAGGCGGTGATCTGCTGCCGCGACCAGTCGTCGGGGATACGCGTGGCGGAGATTTGAGTCCAGCCTAGATTTTGTGCCGCTTCCACGGTCCCGTTGCCGGCGACGACCATCCCGTCGTGAGTGACCACGATGGGCTTGCGCTGACCGAACTGGCGCAGCGACTCCATTATCGCCTCTAGGTTTCGCTCGGAGTGGGAGCGTGCATTCTTCGGGTCCAGTCGAACGTCTTTCAATGGGATCATTTCAATCTCGAGTGCGTCACTCATGCTTGGACTCCACGATTCTCTTCACGGTGTTGGGGGTGATGCCTGTTTCTAGAGCGATGCCGTACATCGACCAGCCTTCAGCCAGGAGGGAGAGGACTCGCTCGCGGCGATCCTTGGAGAGAGCCTTATTCCGTTCAATGTTCTTTATGATTGTTTCGTTTATGTCCTTCACGATGTCTAACTGAGCACGCTCGTACTCGTTTGGCACCCTCAACGGTCTAGGCATTTCGTTCTCCTTGAATAATGAGCGTCAGCATGTCTTCCCCTCTCACGCAGGGCAGGAAGGTTATCTGTCGAACAAACTCGCCAGTGTCGTCGGGCACGACGGAGGCATCGACGAGTCCGTCGATTGCGGCTTTCACGGACGGGTTGCATGCGGCTGTGTCTTGTAATCTTCCTTTGGCTTGGAATGGTTGAACGATCACGTTGATCCACTTCATAGGTGGTATGTGTTCTTTCTTAGCCAGCCAATAGAAGGCTTGCCGCCATTCCTTTGTGTGGTCTGCGCGCTTCCATCGGTTGCCTGCCCGCTCCGCGTTGGTTGTTAGGGGCTTGTGTGGATAGGACAGGATGAAGTGCACACTTCACACCCTAACAGGTTTGCCAGCCGCCCTCGTCATCCAACAGAACTGTGCCGCGCCATAGGCTCACAGGTGTCAATGTAGGGTCGTCGTTGCGGTAGATCAGTAGCCCAAACTCCAACGCTTCGGCGCGATTCGACTCGACTTTGCCGTGGCAGCCTTCGGTGCCGGAGCCGCACAAGTAGATCAAGTTGGCGGGGCTGTGGATCGCGGGGTCTTTGCTGCCACCCATGCCGCGTGGCTTGCGGTGATGGATGCTCCACCGATACGAGGTGCTGGTGTTACATAGTTCGCAACGACCGCCTGCTCGGGCTTTGACGAGTTCGGCGGTCTTCGGTGGCATCTTCACGAGTGTGCCTTGTTGTAGTGGGCGTAGAAGGCTTTCACTCCACCATCACCTGTCGCTCCACACACGGAGCATCGCCAGGTGCTCACAAGGGTTCACCCTCACAACAGGACTCCTTGTAGCCGCAGTTAGGGCACAACCATCTGCTCGCAACAGGCGAGAAAGGTTCACCGCAGGAACCGCATTCAATCACGCCTAGATAGTAGGCGCTGCATCTCAGCCTTCACATAGTCCGGCATCGGCACACCTCGTCCAGCCGTGACACTCAAACGATTCCGTTCGTATCGCTTGTGCTGTTTCCATGCGGTGACCAGATGCGCGGGCATGAGCATGTCTGTGGTGCGGGCGTAGTGCTCGTTGATCTTCTTCTGGGCCCACACGGGTTCCATGTCGGCGGCCTCCTGCTCGAACAGGACAAACCAGGCTCGCACCTTCACATCGCTCATGCCGTGCCGTTGATCATGCCCATTCGCCAGCGCAAGAAGCGTTGCAACGTCGGCTTCCTTCATGACTAGAACCCCTCTCTGTCGGCGTCCCTCGCCGCCGCTCGAGCGATCATCTGCTGCGCCTCGTCCAGCCGTCGGTCTTCAACGCGCCCAGGCAACGGCTCGTCTTCCCACCTCTCCCCGTTTAGCCATGTAGCGGGCATCGCCGTGAACTCCTTCACCCGATTCAAGTCGTCGCGGTAACGCGCCGCCCCCTCAATGATAACGGTGGGGTCTTGCTTCCGTATGGCTTTCATCCAGGCTTGCCGTGCGTGGCCTTTGCCCTCTTTGCGTGGATATGTCCTCCAAAACTCAAGAAAGCCTTCAAGCGCGACAACATCCACAGGCTTGAGAACGATCTCTCTAGTGGTATTCGGTTGATGGTGTTCTGGAAGATGGTGTTCTATTAGCGGCCCGGTTTCCTGACCGTCAGGTTTCCCGACCGTCAGGTTTCCTGTCCGTCGAGAAATCGGCTCCGATGGTTCATGCCTCCACTCGACGACAGAGGTGATGGAGCCGTTTATCAGCACTTTCTCTACTCGCCTGTAACCCAGGGCGGTTAGTTCATTCAAGGCTTCTTGTATGGCGTGGCGACCATCCTTCTCCGACTGGCTCATGAGCCACGTTCGGGTCGCCTCCCACTCACCCACGTTCGACAGAACGAGCGCAAGGACACCGCGAGCCTTGAACGACAGGCGGGTGTCTCGTAGTGCGCTGTTCGCGATCTGCGCGAATGGAACCTCAGGCACTCTCTGGATACTCATGTTCGACCCTTCCCTCATGGCGAAGCCCTAGGAGCCTCATACAACTCCTAGGGCCGTCGCACGACCAATCAGACCAAGGTGCTCAGTTACACCCCGACACTTGCCTCTAATCTTTGTTTCGCAGCCATGTAGGAATTCCGAAGAAGTTCCTTCTCGGCATCAGAGAGATCAAGGTGCGGAATCTGCTGCGCCACGTCAGCCAAGTCTCGCTCCGTCTCAACCCCGGTGAAAGACTCCACCAACTCCGGCACCTTAGCCGAATCAGCGTAGGTCTTCTTCCTACCCGGCTTGCTCACCACGGTCGGTGTCTGCCTCTCGTACACATCCAGATCGGGATCAGGCTCGTCCGTGGGCAGAGCCAACGACTGCAATAGGGCCGTGCGGAGAGCGACGGACATAGCCTTCGACGTCGCCTTGTCGCCCGTATCCATCGACTCACCCACAGTCGTACAAGTGATGGAGTCCCCGGCTGGCCCGATGAACTCGTAGCGCACCTTCACAATCACATGACCCATAACGGTGCCCTTCGTTGAAGTCACCGTCCCGTAGGTGTGCTTCAACACCGTCGGCAGCACGATCACTCCGTGAGCCCTCAACGCTGGCCCAACAGCGTTCAACACCGCGTCGATGCCGCGAAAGTTGAACCCTTGAGCCTGGTTGCGTTCCTCCTTACGAACAGCCTTCACGTCAGCCATCACCGACGCGAGAGCCTCATGAACAGGCGGCTTATCACTCATCTTCGATTCCCTCGATTCCCTCTAGATCTATCGCATCCAGGTCGGGCGCGATGCTCACGGTCACTTTCTCTGGCACAGGCGAGAGCCCTGGAACGACCTCGCCGGAGGCAGGATCAACCACTATCCCTTCATCGACAAGCACCGCTGTCTTGATAGCGGTCATGTCAGGTGCGAACGACACCCGCATGAGGTCGTCCCTCTTCTGCTCCTGAGCCCATTCCAAAAACACAGTTTTGTCTACATCGAACGTCGCGCCCGTGGCTCGAGTCTTGATAGTCCCATCCGGCAGTTCCACACTCTTGTTTCCCTGCGCTCGCTGGCTCATGGCGTAAGCCTCCAAGTGAGCCCCAAAGAACTCCATCTGAGACTCCACGCTCGCGATCATGCGTTCCAGCCACGAGTCAATCCTCACTCGCTCCGCAGCCGCCAGACTCTCGTACTGAGCCTTCTTCTGGGCCAGCCGTCGATACTTACGCATCGCCCAACTAGCCTTCTCCAAGGTGTCGGCCCTGAACTCGTCTGTCACTTCATAGTCCGACATTCCTGCCTCCATTCCCACTCACCTGCCGCTAGTTGCAGGATCACTTTGTCTTTGTAATCACGGGGCTCGAACGTGTAACGAGCATCGGCGACCAGGCTCAACGATTCGTCTGGCAGTAGTCGCATGAACTGCATCATTGCTTGGAGAGTTGAGTTGTTCATTCAACTCACCTCATTATGTGTGTGTGGTTCTTCGCAGCCACATTCAGAACAAGCGTTCTTCAAGTACCACTCGTACGAACGAACTACAACCTCGTAACCCGAGATCGACAAGTCACTAATGTCGGTCCGTATGTCGTCAGACACTTCCCATGTTTGCCCATCCGACAGATTCACATCCCAATACATTCCAGCCGGACCCGCGTCCACCTGAAACACAATCGCTTGTGCCATTCCCCTCACCTTTCTCTCGCCCCGCACGTTACATGCAGGGTCGGACATTTACATGCGCCAGAGCGAAGCCTCATAGGCAACGTCGGACAACTGATCGCAATACACGTCCTCCCACTCTTGTTTGACTGTAACTTTGCCAGCCCGAACAAAGAGGTGTCGAACCGTGTAGGTGTCGCTTGCCTCTAACGTGACCGTTACGTAGTGCCCCTGCCCGCTCGGCATAATGAGGCTTGACTCAGTAGTCCCGTAACGAGCCCCAGAGATTGCAGCGAACGTGTAGCGTCCAATCTGCTCGATTGTTTGACTGTGAACCATTGGTCTCCCTTTCGGGAGCCAATGGGCCACAAAGTCCATGGGTTGAGCAAGACGGCTCACGACGCCGCCAACTGCGCCGCGTAACCATCAACCGGCACAAGCCCGTGCCGTACTGCGATCCGATTCAACGCACGAGTCGCCTTGTCGCACTCCCACGTTGTGCCATTGAACTTGTGCTCGGCACGGCTCAGGATCATCAGCGCCGTGTCGATCATGATCAGATCCTCGCGAGTGAGTTCGTTCAGATCATTCATCGTCATGCCCTGCTCGTCCACAATCGTTCCCCTCTAGGTCGCCTGTCTCTTCAGCAGCGGGTGGCGGGTTCCGCTGGACGAGGCCGAAGCCTCGTTTCGACTACGGAAGGACCTTCCAGTAGGTGACTGCGGGCCACGCCGCGCTGACTGCCTTCTTGGCCTCGGCGTAGGTGCCGAAGTGCCAGAAGAATCCGCCGGTGGGCATCGAATCGCCGGGCCATGCGTTATCTGCTGGCTTGAAGTACCAGTAGCCGAGCCCCCGTGGCTTCTTGCCGTGACTGAACTCGAACTCGGTGGTGATGAACTCCCTCATGATGCGTACCCTTCTGCGAATGCCTTAGCGTCACGGACTGATGGGAAGCGACCGAGTTCTTCGAAACCTGGGTCGCCGTAGGTCTTGATGATGAGTTGGTACGCGCGCTTTCCGCGATCAACCCAGTTGATGACGAAGTAGGTGCCGTCGCCACGATCAGCCACATTTGACCGATCAGCCTTGATGCGCCCGTTCACGTACTGCGTAGGCTTGGTCCACTTCATGTTGCCCCTCGCTTCCTGAGGCCCCCTCGGCCTCATAGAACAAGGGTCACGGCTGCCGCTCGGACTTGGCAACAACATTCACAACATTGGCCCGAAATGCCCGATTTGCCCCTAGTTCTTGGGGGAGAAATGGGCGGCCCCGGCAGGTGAGGGGTTCCCGCCGGGGCCGTGGGGAGCAAGGCTCGACCCGCCCCTATTCTAGCGGCATGCACTCCCCGCGCCGATGACGCGCGAGAGAACCTTTCGACACCTCATAGCCTGCAGCCTTCAACGCGCGCACCATCATGGGGTTCGTAATGTCCCGCCGCGTCAAGGCTTCCTCGAAGACTTCCCTATCTTCCTTAGTCATAGATGACACCGCGGAACAGGTGTAACACTTCACGCCGATGTGAGTTGGCTGCACGCTGGCAAGGGCATCAGCCAGCGTCACTTTTGACGCCACGCTGCCTTGGCTCCCTCAACAAACGTCTCCCAGGGGTAACGAGTGTCGATCTTCCTCGTCGTCCAGTCCTTGTGGTTAGCGATCCGATACTTGAAACCGATCCACTTGGATGCCTTCTTCACAGCGCAGTTCAACAAGTCGATCGACTCTATTTGTTTCGCCGTGAAGTCAGGCTTTCTGCCTTTGCTGACGACTTCGACTCCGAATGTGTATCCGTTCGCACTGTTGTCGGGAATCCTCCACAAAACCCATCGTGTGCCCTTGAAAGACCCGACACCAGCGTGCCACACGGGACCAGCAGCCAAGATGTAAATCGTTCCGTCCCGATCCACGACGGCGTTGCAGTACGGCACCGAGTTGTGCTTCGCAACACAGTAGGTCACGACGCCAGCGTTAGCGCCCTTCCGATTGCCCTTGTTCGTGGGGTTCGTGGACTCGGTTGCTGCGCCAGCCGTGTGATGCATGATGGTCATGCGAGGACGCTTTGACCGCCACTCGCCCGTGTTCCTAGTGCGCCAGCCCTTGACATACACGACCCGATTGGGAGCCCACTCTGCCAGGGCGGCCTTCAAATCGTCGGCGTAACTCACGACTCATCCTCAATCTCAAAGACCCCGACAGCGGGATCACCCTCAAAGTCAGGATGCTCTTCCGGCTCCGTCACTTTCCCTCCTGAGTAGCATGTTCAAGATGCGTTCAAAGGCAGCCATTTGGCCTTTCATCTCCCGCTGATCTTGCTCGATCCTGTTGATCTTATCTGTAAGACTAGTTCCCCCGTTTGGGAACAGTTGATGCTCCACCCTTTGCAGACGCTCCGAGATAGTTCTGCCTTCCTTATCCACCCCAAGAGCCGAGTCGATCCTCTTGGCGATCTTGTAAATACGGTGAAAGAAAATGCCGACCCCCGTTACGGCTGCGGCGATGCCGCCCGCTAGGAGCAACCAATCAGCCGGGTTCACTCGCTATTCGTCCCGAAACGGCGATCACTCGGATCGAGGGCCGTGATGACTAGCGGCAGAACGGAGGCTAGGCCCGCCGCTAACCAGGTGCGAAGATCCGTAGCATCTACGGCGAACACATCCGCGCCGTCAGCCAGGAACAATCCCAGGATGACTGCTAGAAAGACTTTCAAGTAGGACTTAGCAACAACGAGCCATTTGTTATCCATGGGGAGCCTCCTTGTGTCCTAGGATAGCAAGCATGGCGACCCGCACGCGTAAACGAATGAACCTAGTCGAAGAAGAGACAAGCACCCCTACGGTTTCAGATCACTATCCATTCCGTCATCCCCTAGACACAGGTGATCGTGGAGTGTTGGTTATGTGGGCTCAATCGAAACTCATGAAGCACGGGCACTACGAGGGACCACTCGACGGGCGATACGACCGTGAAGTCACCCTGGCTGTTCGCAAGTTTCAAGACCAGGCTGGGTTGAAGATCACGGGCGTGATTGACAGAAAGACCTGGGACGCATTGTGAGCATCGGGCTCGTCACCGTCGTCCACGGCGACACATACAGAGCCTTTCTGCCGGAATGGATCGAGGCCGCCGCTCGGCTTGAAACCGCACCCGACTGTTATGGGATAGTCACCGAACTGATAACAAGTGACCTTCTTAGTATGGTGAAAGACATGCCGTGCAGCGGAACCGTAATCCGCTCCACCACAACGTTCAGCCATCACCCGCAAGTTCTCGTCAATGAGGCTATCCAAGCCTGCGACACCGAGTGGATATGCAAGATGGACGTGGACGATCTACTTCTACCCCACGCCTTCAATCATCTACCCGAAGACGCCGACATACTCATGTTCGGCATCCAAGTCAATAGCCCGCAAGGCGCCTACAACCTTCTGCCCTCCGACTTCAGGCATCAAGACGTTCTTGATGTGGAGAACAATCTTGTCTTCTCTGGCTCCCCATTTCGCAAGTGGCTCTGGCACGGGAACCCCTTCCGCGACATGCTCTTCGAGGACTGGGCGTTCTGGATCGGCTGCGCCAAACAACAAGCCCGCTTCACAGCGAGTCAGCAAGCCGACTACATTTATCGTCTCGCCGATCACAACATAAGCCTGGGCGTTGATGAAGGATATTGGCGAGCAGTCGTGAGGAGTCTCAAATGAAGATTGGCGTAACCGGTGGACACGGCTTCATCGGATCGTGGGTACTAGCGGAACTCGAAGCCAAAGGCCACGAGGCACTCGTCCTCGACCATCGCGGTAAAGGCTGGGGCCTCTACGGAGACGTACGGGACACCACAATCGTGCAAGAACTCGCCGCACACGTCGACGGCATCATCCACCTCGCGGCAGTCCTCGGGACCGCCGAGACCATCGACAACCCCGGCCCCGCAGCAGAAACCAACATCGTCGGCACCCTCAACGTGTTCGAGGCGGCAGCCCGCTACGACCTGCCCTGCGTGTTCGCCGCCGTAGGGAACTCAGGTATCGGCCGAGGCACCTACTGCATAACGAAAACGACGGGGGAGCAGTTCGTCGGCATGTACAGGGAGGACCGAGGAGCCCGAATCGTGGCCGTACGGCCCATGAACGCCTACGGGCCACGCCAGTCAGCCCCGGCCCCCTACGGGCCCTCTAAGGTCCGCAAAATCGTTCCATCGTTTGTCTGCTCAGCCCTCTCAGGAGATCCCATGAGGCTCTACGGCGGCGGTGTTCAATACAGCGACTCCGTCCACGTTCGAGACGTGGCTCGCTGCTTCGTCGCCGCACTCGAAGCCGCCAATCAAGGCATCATTCCCGACTACCCCATTGACGTAGGCAACCCCATGCCACACACGGTCCTCGAAGTCGCACAAGCCGTGTCTAGCGCCGTCGGTGGGGCAATCATCGAAGCCGTCCCGATGCGCCCCGGCGAACCCGAGGGAGGCCCACTCGCCACCCCACAAGCCGTCGACGCCGTTGTCAAGGCCGTACTATCCGCCGCCCCAGAACTCCGGCCCATCGACGTCAGGCGCACCGTCAAGCAACTCGGCACCGTCGTGTCAGCCGACACAAGCACCCTAAAAGTGATCGGCATCGATCCGAACAGTTTCACGCCCCTCGACCAAGGAATCAGCGAAACGGTCCAGTGGTTCAAGGACAACGAAGGAGTGACGTGGCGATCCCCAAACTGATGCACCGCATCTGGTTCGGCCCCCGACCCATGCCGGACTTGTATCGGCGGTTCGGTGAGGAATGGATAGCCCTCAACCCGGGCTGGGAACTACGCGACTGGGGATACGAAGATCTTCCGCCTCTGCAGAATCAAGCCGAGTTCGATTCCTGTGGGGTCACATGGACACCGGCGCGAGGTGACGCTAAGGAAGCGACCATGATCCAAGTCACGCAAGCCGACATCGCAGCCTACGAGATCCTTTACAACGAAGGCGGCCTCTACCTCAACTGCGACATGAAACCGATACGCGCCCTGCCGACCGACTTCTGTGACCGCGAAGCCCTCCTGGCCTACGAAGTAGATGGGTGGCTAATCTCCAACGCCTTCATGGCAGCGGTCCCTCAACACCCACTCATGACCGCTGTTATTGAAGCAATCCCAGAGTCGGTACATCGCGCCGAGGGGCGAAGCATGGACTGGGTGACCGGCCCGAAACTACTCACCGCAGTCAAGAAAGAACAGTTTGATCACGTCGAAGTGTGGACGTCCCGCTACTGCAACCCGTTCATGCCCAACCAACAACCTGTTATTTTCGAGGAAACGGTCGCGGCACATTTCTGGGGTCACGCCATGCGGGACGAGGAACTATGGCCTAATCTTGGTCGACAAGAAGGAGCGCAACGCTACAACTGAGGATTCGGTCGCTCATCCCATCTAAGCCGCAGATACGGGTTCTGATACTCGTTCGCGGTCCACACCCCGAACTTCTTACCCTCCCGCCACAAGAGATAAGGCAGACTTATCTGATCCTGGATACTCCACTCAACATTCTCCCGATACCAAGCCTCACCAAGAGCCCTCGTGGCATCGTTGAATACCCATCCGATCATGCCGCACGCGAACAGTCCCCAACGCTCCGGCATCCCATCAGCCATGTACGCCGCTAGTTGCCCCCGCATATCGAAGTCCTTGTACTTGGGCCAATCCCAGCAGACAGGCGCTTCCTGCTCGATCCCGAATCTACCCTCAGGGTGAGTCCACACAATGAAATCGTTCCGCTCCAGATGCCCGCGCGCCCACACACCGAACTGCCGAGACGTCACTTCAAACGAGGCATCCAACCATATCGCCGCATCGCAGTCCGTGAACAACCACGGCATCATCTTCGGACGCTTCGCCGCCAACCTCGGATGCTCGTCACGGGGCTCCACCACGACCCGCCAAGACTCTGTTACTAGACTCGCATCATCCGTGACACAGATCGCCTCGTCGAAGCCCACGCCCTCAGGCAGTTCCCGAACAGGATCGTAAGACCCGTAACACGCGGTGATAAGAGCAACCCTCACAAGGGAACCTTACTCTGTCGGCTCCACTAATACCGGTGAAACAAACTCGTCTAGTTCCGTGTCGTAGCGGTCTCCCACGCCCGGATAGCGGCCCCTTCTCGAACCCAAGTAGGAGCAGTCCAGCCACGTTCCCGGCAGGCCGATAGCGTTGCAGTATTCGGTGACCTTCGCATCATCGTCGTCCATGAAGGGAATCACGATCACTTCCATGACCACGCCGTCCTCGACGCGGGCCGCGTGTGCATTGTGATAAGTCATTAGATCCTCACTCGGATGACTACTACGCCAGACCCGCCGTTGCCACCAGCGTTACCACCACCAGAGCCACCGCCACCACCACCACGGTTTGCGGTCCCCGCCGTCCCCGCCGCTCCCAAACCTCCCGCACCGCCACCATCCGTTGCTGTTCCTGCTGAGCCTCCTATGCAGCCTGCGCCCCCGCCGCCACCTCGCCCAACAGAAGACCCGGTGATTGAAGAACTGTTTCCTGCTCCGCCGTTACGAACAGACGCGCTGGCAGAACTACCACCGCCACCACCGCCGGGTGAATCTACGCCACCAGATGAGGCACCATCCCCACCGAAAGACAATGACGATCCGCCAGCGTTCACACTCAGGTTGACTGAATATCCGCCGCCGCCGCCGCCGCCGTCACCACCGGTTACCGCTAGGTTGACACCCCCGCGTCCTCCACCGATAGCGACGACCTGCCCAAGGCGAGTCGGATTCCCGCGTGTCGGTATGCTGCCGGGGTTCTGCCCGTTCCCAGCAGTGCCGCCAGCGCCAATCGTCACCGTGTACGTACCTGCATCCAAATAGCCAGATGTCACTGCTACGTGAGCACCACCGCCAGCACCGCCGCCACCGGAGTTAGAGCCAAGCAAACCGGCACCACCGCCGCCTCCACCGCCTACCACGATGTAGTCACATACACCCGCCGTCGTGACTGTCAGGGTCGAACTTGACGTGAACTCCACGTATCCCCACCGCACGCCATTCGCATCCGTGTACGTTCCGGTGAAAGCGTTCGAGACTACGGCGGGGGGATTTGTGCTCGCCCTCAACAAAGAACGGGGCGCGATAATAGAAGTCAGCCCAAGTTCTGTTGCATCTTTGATCGCCACTACGCGATCTCCACTCCGAACGCTGAGAACGAAACAGTCGATGCAGACGAGGACACGTTCAGGAACTTCTCAGTCGCTGTGAGTGTCGCGCCAAGCGTGAGAAAAACGGTGTCGTTGGCGCCGACGGTCGCCCCAAATACGAGAAACTCCTTCACCGCTGGGGCTGCTGAAGCCGTCGAGATCGCTACACGATACGTCGCCGCCGTCGAGGCCGTATTGCACACCGCGAGAGTGGACACAACCGCAGTCGTCGCGGTCGGGCAGGCGTAAAGCACGGAATATGTAGACGCGGCAGCACCCCCAGAGATCTGCCCAAGAACCTTCACAGTTTCAGCCACGTCATGCTCCCATCAGAAGAAAAGTGTTCTGGAGGCCACCCGAGCCGCCGCCGCCCGTAGCGATAGCCGTGTCCACGGCCAACGCTAGGGCCTCAATATCCCCCGCCACATCCACGGGATCAGAATCCTGCGGATACGGCAGACTGTATGTAGGGGTTACAGGCATGGGTTCCTCCTAATCGTGAGTCTAGTCTACCGTCACGCGATCGCGCCAAGCACAAGCAAGTCCAGGCCATCCGTGAGAAGAGCCACCACATCCGAGGTGGTGGGTGTGTATGAGTCGAGGTAACGGACGCCGCTAATCTCCACGCTCGAGCCAGCCACCGTGATTGTGATTGACCCTGACTGAACCGACACAACCTCACCGAACCGTAAACGCAGAGTCGCCGGGGGCGTCTTGAAATCACCGACGATGCGCTGCAGATCAAGCCCGATCATGCCGACTCCTGCAAAACCCTGACCGTGCGGGCAGTCGCCTTCATCGCTCCCGCGGGTGAAAGAGGAATCGTCACCTTATCCAGAACAACAATCTTGTCCAGGCGCGTGCCCGTGTTGGAGATTTGAACAACATCTCCGGCGTCCAGGGACGGGTCGCAGATTTGATTCCACTCGACGTTCTCCTCCGCGCCCTTCAACTTAGACAACTGAGCGGTAGCCACCGCGACCGCATCAGCCTCCGTAGTGACCAGGGGGCTACTAATAAACGTGGGCCGTTCACCGAAAGCCCCGTAACGGTACGTGGGGGAGGCGGGGTCCTCATCGAACTGTACGACCCGTACAAGAGTGGTCACGTTGGTTCCCTCACCAGACACCACGACACCGTTGAATGTTTGATCCGTGTTGATGCGACGGCGCACATCAAGCACCATCGCCTCGGAGCCTTCCTCGTACACCTCAACAGGGGACTGGTCGGACGGGTCAGGTGTAGGCACAAGAACGGCGATCCCGTCACCGTCAAAATACAAATCAAATCCGCCCGCTTGAGCCAACTTCGATGCATCTTGCCACGGGTCCTGCCCTGAACCACCAGACTGTAAACCCAACACGATTGCTGGGACTGTCTGTGTGGTGTCTTGCAGATCGGTCTCCACTTCGGCCCATCTGTCCGACAAGAGCAGGCTGATAGCCGTGGCGAGATTCGTGGAGGCAGAGATCGGGTACGGGTCTACCCATAGGGACTTGGCGATGCGAATGGACCGATCAACGCCTTGTATCTCCATCGTGGCACCGTTGATGGAGTCTTGCACATTCACTTCGGTCATAACGAACACACCAAGCGGGACTTCTTCAATGAATGGCTCGGTGCCAAGGGACTGCTTCAACGCACCGTAGGTGTCAAACTCCGCTGTCAAATCGGAGTAGTCAGGATTATCGGGAAGCGCCATCTACGCCTCCGGCTCAGACTCCACAACAGGAGCGACGAACTCGTCAAGATCAGCGTCGTACGAAAAACCCTCTCCCGGGAATCGCGATCTGAAACTGCCTGAATATGAACATTGAAGCCATATTCCATGCAGACCAAGACGTGCTATGAACTCTTGACCAACTGGCTCAGATTCGGGATATTCGCCGCCAGCAATAGCATCATTGTTGACGACGATCACCTGCATGACAGTCTTACCGTCTGAACCTAACTGTGCAAAATGAGCCATGTTATTTCCCTACCATGTGATAGAGCCGGAACCTGTAAACGTGTAAATAGTCCAAACACCGCTTGTTGTTGTAGTTGGAGAGCCCGTCGTTGCGGTTGCTGCCTGCCTAGAACGTACGATCACGACACCACTTCCACCAGCCTGAGCCGTGGCCTGAGGGCTTCCTCCAGCGCCTCCGCCTGTGTTCGCTGAGCCGGGGTCCCCAGCCGTTGTGTTGAAACCGCCCCTACCTCCGCCCCCAGTGCCTCCTGTTGAATAAGCACTGTATCCAGCCCCTCCTCCGCCGCCGCCTCGAGCAACACTCGACCCAGTTATTGAAGAACTGAGCCCCGCACCGCCGTTAGCCCCAGCATCGACTCCGCCGTTGTCGTTAGCGCCTACCGCGCTTGCTCCTCCACCGCCGCCGCCACCTGTTGCGGTTCCATTTCCACCACTAAACCCTTGCGCGGATGTCCCTGAACCTCCTGTGTTGTAAATCTCGGTTCCTCCGCCACCAGATCCACCTGACTTTGCCGCAGCAGTCGCGCTGGAACCGCGCGAACCTCCACCGCCTCCACCTTTGGAGGTGATGCTTGCGAAGATAGATGAGGCACCGTTGCTGCCAGAGTTGTTTACGCTTCCCGCTGCGCCCCCAGCGCCAACAACAACAGCGTATTCTTGACCAACTATGGCGCTGAATGTGTTTTCTGCGGGCACGCCTCCACCCGAGGTTTCTCCCGCGACACTACAACGGTAACCACCGGCACCGCCGCCGCCGCCAGCATAAGATCCGCCGTCTCCTCCACCGCCTCCACCGCCACCAGCGATCACAAGATATTCAACTTGCACATTTGTCGTTCCGATAGCAGTGAACGACCTTCCTCTTTGGGGATTCGTAAGAGTCTGATCAGCGAAATGAGTGAGCATTACGAGATCTCGCTCACAAACGCGGAGAACGCCACTGTGGATGCGCTACTGCTCACCCGAATGAAACGGCTCGCCGCCAGCGACATGCCAAGCGTGAGAGCAATCGTGTCGTTTGCTCCCACCGTGGAGCCGTAAGCGATCCAGTTCCCGTCGCCCGGGGTGGACGCCGAACCCGCGATACCCATCCGGTAGGTCGCCGCTGTGGATGCCGTGTTGCAGATCGTGATGGTGGATACGACCGCAGTTGCCGATGCCGGGGTGTTGTAGAGCGTGACATACGTACCGACGGATGCGGACCCTTGGATTTGAGACTCTTTGTATGCGATTGCCATGCGTCATGCTCCAATCAGGAAGAAACCGTTGATGACTTGCTCAGAGGCGGCGAGTGCTATGTCCTCCACGTCATCGACCCGGTTCGCGAGCGCGAGTGACGTGGTCGGGTAGGACGTGATCGTGTCAGAGCCCGTGACATAGGGCGTCCCTTGTGCGGTCGTTGCCATTCGTGTCCTCCTAGATAGGCACGTCGTTGCCGTCGGCCCACGTTAGTAACGAGTCTACCGTGGCCCAAGTAAGTGATGCTGAAACAAGATCCCAGGTCATTCGGATACCCGCGATCGACTCGTAGGTTCGGAATAGAGGCCGCTCAACCTCGACGCCTCGCCACAAGCGAAGTTCGTTGCCGAAAGGTGAAACGTCCGAAAAGGGACTCGTCGGGATCAACCCGTCATCCACTGTCTCTTCCGTGTAGCCCGTGATCTCCCTAATCGCGCCATACGATTCGTACCCCGTAGAAAGATCCGCATACGTTGGAAATGTGGGCACGTCAAGGGTGCTGGCGACACTATTGCCCTGATCCCATGTGAAGACGCCTACTGTGTCCCAGGTTGGGGTGGAAGCATCCCAAGTAACAATCGCGCCCCTGATTGCTTGATAAGTCAGGAACTCTGGGAGTAGACGCACCGTGGGTTTCGTTGCTGGCACCGTGAGGCTGCATGTGCGTCGCTGCGACCTGCGAGAGTCAATATCTACGCTCCCGTCGATCACATCTAACGCACGAAGGAACACCCCAGAGCGCCAAATCTCGGCGCGCACGCTCGCGGCATGCGGCTGTCTAACTTTAGCCTTGAACTCCGGCGTAACCGCGTACATCAGCCATCCACCTCAACATATGAGACGCGGATTATGTTCAACGGGTTACTTCCCGTGCCGCCACGTTGATAGCCGCGCTCCGTGATTCGTATGTATCGCTGCGTGCCGTCTGGAATCTGAACTAGCACCACGCCCTCATGCATGATCGTGTTCCATGTTGTGTTGAATGCCGACACTCCCGTAGTAGCGATGGTGAATGTGCCGTCTTGTCCTTGGATGCCCGCAGTAACCGTGACGGCGTTCTGCCGCCCAATAGGTCGGAACACTCCGATCTGTTCATCCACGGACACATCGAAGCCGCCTTGGACTTTCACTCCCCCGATATTCAATGTGGGAGCCGTGACAGGCTTCAACCACCATGTGGCGTCATTAGTCACCCCAACACTCACGTTGCTGGACCAAGTGGAGGCGACCTCGTTCTCACCTAGCGTGCCAATGGAACGCACCCGATACAAGGCTGTCGCGCCCCTGGGAGCCGCGTAGTCGTTCAATGTGGCCGCGATTGTGCCGGATGGAACTAACTCACTACCGCCCGTCACATCCGCCCAGGTGGAGCCGGAGTTGTCCGAACGCTGCACTTGAAACACTTGACTGTCGAATGAACCCGAAACGGTTGTTCCCGTGATCTGAATAAGAACAAGATTGTCGACAGAATCGAACGTGCCCGTCATGGTCGGTGTCGCAGGAGGTGTTGTGTTTATTGTGAACTGTGAGTACGCGTACGCCGAATAGAAGGGGACACCTGAAACTGTCTTGGCGACAGTCACATACGCGCGGAATGTACCGTCAGTTAGATACTCCTCAATCGTCGCCGTGTTGTCTGACGACGCAACTACTCCCGAATCCCAATAGGGGGTCGTTGAAGAGGGATCGAATCCTCCTTGCGAGTATTGACTCTGCGTGTAGACCTTGATCCGATAGAAGTCCTGCTCCGTGCCGTCCGTGTCTGAGTACGTCCACGAGACCTCGGGTCGCGAGTTTGTTGTAATAGTTCCCGTGGGTGATGCAACCGAGACTGTCGGTTGAGTAGTGGTATCAATGTCGAAGAACAACTCGTAGATGCTCGACAAGTCGGAGCCAGAGGCCAGGTCTTGAATCTGTGCCCGCAAGCCGTCAATACGATCTTGATCCCATGCTTGCCCGTCCGGTGCGGTACTGAAATATGCTCCCTCGTATTCGTCGAAGGCAAACACACCATTGAACACTTGCGCCGACCCGACATAGTTCCTACCGTTGATCCGCACAATCGGAGTGACGCGTAGTCGAGACGAGGCCGTGGGGCAAGCAACCTCGGATCTGATGCGAACTTGTTTCACGCGCACGTTGTCGGAAATGGTCGTGGTTGCGAAACCCACAATGACGGCACCATTACCCGTGACGCCTTTCTTCACATATGTTGCAACGTTGTTGTCTGAAAGAGCCGCGTTGATGGAGGCCGCGCCACCGAAGATCGTGAAGTTCGCCGCACCCGTGGGTGTGGAGTCTGGGCGTACGGTGACGACTGCCATGATCTAGGACCTCCTGATTTCCCGAGCCAGCCTCAACAGGGCCTCATCCACGACCGCTTCGATCTCGTCCTTGCTGCGTGCATCCATACTGCCGTTGATGGTGATCTGTACGGCGCCTGCGGCGATGTTCACTGCCTGCTCCGTGGTCATCGCGTTACGGCTACGCATGTCGGGGATCGTGCCGAGTGTGCCAAGTTGATTGTTGGGAATGATGTTCCCTGCGAAACCTGGCACGAAGACTTCTGGGCCTCGTTCGCCCACGAGATAAGCCTTGTTCGCGGATACGGGGCCGCCTAGAGCCCTCCCTGGGAGGTTGGCTGCCTCATAGACCGTCCGAACAGTGATGGTGGCTGTTCGATTCATGGACGCAGCGAGGCCGTCCATCATCCTATTCAGTTCAGCCGACATGCCGGGGAACTTCTCCTTGAAGCCCTTGAGCATCTCGCGCACAGACTTCTTGCCGGCCTTGAACATCTCAGGTGGCACCGTGTTCTGCAGATTCGCTATCCCGGCGTGCAGCATGTTCGCGTTCTCCGTGAGGGCAGTTTCAATCTCCACGCCCTGCTGCACGAGGGCTGCCTTCTGCGCCTCGTATTGCGCCTTCGCCTGATCGAGAGCGGCTTGCCGTTGAACCCGCAAGGCCTCCGCGTGAGCCGTCGCGGCAGCAATCTCAGCAGCGCGGGCAACATTCGCGGAGGTCAATGCGGCCTGCGCCTGATCCCTCGCAGCCGCCAGAGGGGCAACAATCGCCTCCTGTTGAGCGATGCCGGCAGCGAACCATTGTTGAGTTGCGTACGACTGGAACGAGGCGATCTCTGAGGCGAGCGCCGTCTGTGCCGCGTTGATGCCAGCAATCTCTTCCTCGGATGCCACGGCCAGTTGAGAGACAACGTCCCCGGCAGTAGACACACCCGCCGAAACGAAGTCGCGCAGAAGGGTCGGGTCCAAGCCGCGCGCCGCGAGAGCACGAATGTTCGTGGCGAAAGCCCGCACCGCTTCCAGGCGAGTGTCGAGCGCCTCCCGAAGGCTTGCCGCGCCAGGGTCCGCGCCCTTCTCGATCCGCAGATCGTTCACGAAAGAACGGAACCCTTCGGCGACACGATTCAAGTAAGAGTCGCGTTCCTTGATAAGGGATTGGAGAGTGTCGTTCTCCTTCTCAAACGCTGCCGTGGCTGTCTCCAAGGCTCGCTCGAGCACCGGGATCGTCGCGGCCCATTTGTCTTCAACGGCCTTCAGGTTAGCGGCGGCGGCACGATCCAACTCATCGTAGGTTCGGTTGATCCCATCCACGGCACTTGAATAGTCAGACTCCAAACGCTCCAACGCCTGCTTGTTCAGTTCGCGTTGCTTCATCAACGACGCCGCCGTCTGTGCCGCAGCGAAGAGCATGTTCTTTGCATCGGTGGCACTCCGTCTCGCCGACGCCGCAGCCTCTTTCCCGAATCGCTTTACGTTCTGCAGAGGCTGATAGAAGTCGTCAATCGCCTTCGACAGTTGATCGTAGGATGCGATAACGGTGCCGACTGCACCGTCCTTCCCAAACGCCTGTTGGATTTCAGACTGCTCAAGATCGTCGAGCATTTCAGCGAACGGGGACTTCTTGACCGAGGCCATGAGTGCGTCGCGGCCTTCCTTCATGCGCTCGAGTGCCTTCTTGTATCCGTCCACGAACTTCTCAATCTTCTTGAGTCGTTCTTCCTCTTGCTTCGAGGCTTCCTTCGAACCCGACCCTGTACCTGAAGGTGTCGGTGCGGGTGTGGGTGTCGGCACGCTTGGCACGGGGGGGCCGACGGGTGCTTGAGCCATGGCGCGAGAAACAGCGTCCGTGTATTGAGCACCCACGGACTTACCAAGATTGCTTGCAGCCGCGCCGAGGCTTGGACCAGCCGCGTTCAACGCGTTCGTTCCCTGCGTGATCATTTCGTTGCCGATACGAGAGCCCTCGGTGGCGATGGTGTCAGCCGCCTGCCCGATGCTTCGTTCCGTCTGGACTGCGAACTCGCTGATCGCGGCCTCTGCCGTCTTCAACGAGTCACCAAGACCTGGCACCCATCCAAGCATGTTGGAGGCAGCACCAACAACATTCTTTGCCATATTCAAGAACGCACTCACTACGGGCTTCGTGACGTTCTTCAACACGAACGGTGCGATCTTAGACAAGGCCACGATTAGCCCGCCGAGCCCCGCCATGATGAGGCCCACGGCCTTCATAAGCACCACGCCAAGCACGTTGGCGAGTGCAGCGATGACAGGCATCAGTGGTTTGATGACGGGCAGGATCGCCGCGAGAACAACTTGAATCAGTTGGCCTAGGGGCTTCAATAGAACCATCACCGCGTCCAACAGAGGTGTCAATGCATCCACAAGAATAAGGAGCGTGTCCGCAACAACCTCGATGATGGGCCACGCGGCATCCAGGATGCCCATGAAAATATCTGTCAGCGGCTTCAACAAAGGTGTAAGGGCACCCAGCACCCGCGAGAGAACTTGCGCCACCTTTCCGAGTAGTGTCGTGAGTAGTGGTCCCACCTGTGCCGCGATGTATTGGAAGGCTTCAATGATGGGGATGAACGCGGGCGCCAGCGCGGCTATCGCTGGACCTAAAGCACCCGCGATAACTTGAACGATCTGTCCGATAGCGGTCGCCAGCACTGGCAGCACGGGCGCGAGAGCGTTGAAGGCTTGCGTCATGGCTCCACCCACGGCGGCTGCCACGGTTGCCAGGGGTGCTTGCAAAGATTGAATAACGGGAATCAACTGATTCGCCATTGTGTCCACGACGGGGAAGATCGCCGTACCAATAGCCTCTTGAAGGTCATCCATCGCGGCCTTCATCTTCTGCGCGCCTGTCGCAGTAGCAGCCGCCGTTCCCCCCACCTGCATTTCAACGGCCTTCATAATCATCTCTTGCGCTTCCAGAGTCTTACCCGACTCCACAAGAGTCTTGATTTTTTCTTTCTCGGCAGCCGTGAAGGTCACACCTGAACGCGTGAGAGCCGTGATGCCCTTGATGGGGTCTTGCAGGGCTTTACCCAGTTGTTTCGCGTTGGAGTCCACGGAACCGAACCCCGCAGCCGCCAGATCGACCGACGCCTGCGTGGCCCTATCAAACATGCCACCCACTTGACCCGCCGACGACGCAACGTTCGCAAACGTCAAGAGAAGGGCCTGACCCTGTTTGATTACCTCGTCAGAGACACCCGTCGTGTCTTGCATTTCCTGCGCGAAGTCCGACAGGCGTTGAGTGGAGCCACCCAGCACCGATTCCAGAATGCCCATGGAGGACGCGATTTGAGTCATACGGCGATCCGCGAGTGCGGCCTCAGACGCGGCACTGATAGTGCCCGAAAGGAAGCCCGTCAGCGCGCCAGTAGCGGCGGTGATGCTGCCCGTGAGTGCAGTACCGAACGCGGTCGCGATAGTGCCGCGAAGAACCGTGAAGCCCTTGCCCGTGCTGTCGGCGTTACGCCGGATGGAGTCCATGCCCTTAGCAATAGCGTCCATCTTGGACTTCATGTCCGAAATGTCAGCGGTGAACTTGGCAGTCACATCCATGTCAGCCATGGGCTCACCTCCGCTTCGTCTTCTTCGCCTCCTGCTCGTGCTCCCACACGCGCAGTCTTTCTAGTGCGATCCACTCCGTCATTTCGTCTGACGAGAGTGGACGGTGACCGCCCGACCCGTACAGGAGTTCAGCCACCGTCCTCCCAAGCCGTTGCGCTAACTCGAAGACAAATCGCCGCTCGGGGTGGACGAGGAATCTTTTCCCGCTGCTTCTTCCTCTTCCTGACCGATACCTGAGAGGCGAAGTCCAACCGCTGCGATTGCTTCAATCGCGGCAGAAGACTTGCCCATGAGGGCTTCTTTGTCAGCGTCTGTGAAGACAGGCTCGTCCGAGGTGGGGTCGTAGGTGCACGACACCACAACATCGGGATACACGGCAGCCATATTCACTTGCCCTGTCTTCTGATCGTAGGCGGCTTGCATGAGTGAGATTCGCTCACCAGCACTCATGCCTTTCACTAACAGATCAACGCCCCACTCCTTGACATGCAACTTCTCGGAAGGAATGTCCTTCGCCGCGAGGATCTTGTCTCTAAGGTTCATCAGTTTCCTTTGATTGGCCCACTAGGGGACGTGGACCCGGCCCCCGTATTGGAGCCGGGTGATCGTGCATCTACTAGAACGTTGTAGCGGTGACGCCGCCCGTAACCTGCAACTCGAGCGAGAACGTCACCACATCACCCACGGGGCTCGAAACCTCGTAGGACGTGATGATTGCCTCACCCGTGAACTTCGGGCTAGTCGCGACAGAGCCTGACGGCCCGTACTCGAACGACAGCGAAGCAACCGAGCCGGTCTTCAGGTTGGTAATGTCACCCGAGATGAGGGTGTTGGTGGTGGCGTCGAACATTCCCGAGAGGGAGATGGTTGCGTCAGCCAGACCGCTGATGTAGGACTTGTCGCCCGAACCGAACGCGGTCGTCTCAGCCGTTTCGATCTCACGGGGCATGCTGATCTCATTGAGAACATCTGAGATGTTCACGAGGGACGCTGCGGTGCCGTCGAGCGCGAAGTAGGCGTTCTTGCCATGCTTGAATGTTGGCATTTGTTATCTCCTTGCTGCCGATACGTGGTAGGTGATTGAGCCGGACGCACCGGCGAGGGTGCTCCTAGTGCGCAGGTACTGGTTCACAGTTCCTGTGCTGGTGATTGACTCCCCGACCGTGGTGGACGCGGAGACAGCGGTGAAGGCCACTAGGTCCGTGTAGGTGCTGTTGTCAGCGGAGTGCTGCACAACAACACTGGCGGACCCGTTGCGGGTGTTGCTTGTGACATGTAGGTTGAACAGCGCGCCGTTACTTGTGGCTGACCCGTTGTTCACTCCTGTGGTGGTGGCTGATGCGGACCCGGTGTTTGTGAGCCCGTTGAGTGCCACACCGTGCAGCAAGCCACCGTCGGCTTGAATCTCCGCGCTGATTGCCACAACGTCACTCACGGGACTTGACACCTCGTAAGAGGTCAGTTGTCCATTCGCGATGATGCTCCGCGAGCCAGAGGTTGCGCCTTCCGGCAGGACCGTGAACGTGTTGTCATCCTCACCGATCATGCCTCGCAGCACCGGGTCACTTGCGCCAGCCGATGAATCGAACATGCCGCTAGTGCTGATAGTGCCGTCGGCGAGGCCGACGATGTACGTCTTATCGCCGTCACCGAACGCTGTGGTCTCGGCGGTCTCGATCTCAGTGGTCTCGGTCGCCTCGTTCAAGAACGGGCTCATGTCGGTGCCATTGAACAGTACGACTGTCTTCTTGCCATGACGGAACGTAGGCATTACTCGTCCCCTTCGCTCGGAGACTTGGGCTCACGTTTGCTGGATTCTCCTTCAACTTTCTCTACGAGTCCCTGCTCCACAAGCCACGGGAGGCTCTTGCTGGGAAGGTCTTCGATGATCGTGTCTGCCTCAACCCTCTTGCCCTCATAGTTCATCCCTATGAGGGTCTTGTATTTCGTCATCCCGCTCCTTAGGCACGGCAACCCCGGCCTCCCAAGGGGACGAGCCCACGAACGGAGCGGGGTCACGTGGACACGTTGCTAGTGCAAGTCTACATGAGTAAGTCCCGCACCTTTCGATGCGGAGCCACTCGTTGCGCGGTCTACTGCGGGTCTTCGACCCAGTACGCGCTCGGCACGTCCTTGATGCACTCGCGACCGACCGGGAACCAACCCATCCCCCCGCCGTCGTGAGGGTAGTTGTCGTAATCGGCTTCAAGAATGAACGCGCCGCCTCCCTCACTCACAAGCACCCCAAGAGACTTGCCTTTCCTGCTGGTCTTGCGTCCGCAGTGAATGCACGAGTCGTACGAGTCGCCGTTCTTCATGGTCAGTTCGTGGTACTTCTCCGTCCAGGCCCAGCCGTTGGCCCACACGACCTTGTGACCGTTCCAGTCCTCTGCGTTGAGTTTCATCACCCCTCCTATGCCCTGCTTAGGTTGATTGCCTTGGTCGGACGCTTCGCGATTGCGAACGTCTCGTCGTTGCTCGAGCGGGTCAGCGTGGCGGTGAACTCCACCCGCTCGCCCACATTCACGTCCAGGGTCTCGATCCAATCCCCGTCCACTAGGACCGAGGTCCCCAGGAGCGAGGCTGGGACTGTGCTCCACACCTTGAAGCCCTCGTCTGCGAGGACCAGCATCTTCAACTGGCCCCCGAACTCGCTCTCCTGCCACTTCTTGCTCTTCACCTCTCCCCGAACGGTGACCTTGCCCTCGGGTGCGGGGACTGCGTTGGCGTCTTCGATTGCACGCTCAGCCTTCCGCTGGATCGCCTTCACGAGGGCTGCCTGGCCTGCCTCGATCTGCCGGGCCGAGAGGATCTTGCCCTCGCGGGCTTGTTCGTGGAGCGATGCCAGGAACCCGTCCGTGAGTTCATGCTCCACGATCTCGTTGAGCCACGGGTTCTCTTCGAACGTGCGCTCGGCGACCTCGGCGCGGGTGGCCCGCTGCGAGTTCAACTTGCCTGCCTTGCGGAGTCGAGCGAACTCGCCCTTCGCCAGTTGGAACCGATTGTCGAGGCAGGTCTCGCCTACGAAGATGAACTCCTTGACCTCGCGGTGAACCATGAGTGCCGCGTAGCGCATGCGCGCCCCGCAATGACCGCACATGTCGCTGCTGCCGTGGCCGAACCTGTAGCCCTGGTTCACGAGTGAGCGGATCGCCTGCCCGCGCGCCGCGGCGTTGCCCCACAACTCGTGGTTGTCGAACACGCCGTGGCAGTCGTAGGCCTCGGGGTTGAAGGCCTCGCTGGCTGGCCTGTGAATGTCGGTCCTCATGTGACTGCCTCCCTCTGAGCCCCCCTCGGGCTCTTGAAACAAGGATCACGCCTGGGGGGCCCTCTTGGCAACAAGGGGCGGCTGCCCGTTTTGGCCCTATTTAGGGGATGCCGGAATGCCCGATTTGGTGGTATTTCTTGGGGGAGGTTTGGTGTGGGATGCCCGTTTTGGTGGTATTTGCCCTGTTTGGTGGTACTCAGGATGTTTGGTGGTATTCGTGTTTTGAGGGCCGTAGAGGGCCGAGGGCTCGCCCTGGTCGCTCCATTCGGGCCGTGGCCTGTTCGGGGCTCAGAATCGCTCCTAGGCCCCTGTGCACCCGATGACGCCCGTCGGGTCGTAGTACGTGCAGTAGTCGCGGCAGAACTTCTTCGGCTTCTCCGGCTTCGGTGGCTCCGGCATGGCTTCAATCTCACGCAGCCAGGTGAGGGCTTCGAGGGCGATGCGCTCGGAGTAGGGCTCGGTGTGGGTGATGACGTCCCTGTCTGTTCCATCACGGGGGAGTCCAACTAAGCAGACGGAGCGAACCTCATGTTGAAGGCTCATAAGCCAGCCGTAAATGTGAACCTGCCAGCGTTGCTGCTTCGACGGAAAGTACGGCACGCCTGAGAGTTTGATCGTCTTCCAGTCAATCACCATCTGCTGTTCTTTGTCGTAGCAGTCCACGTGCCCGACAAGCCCGTCCCTCTCGACTCGCGTCTCCAAGATAAACCGATCATCGTTAGCGAGTTGAGTTTCGATCCACGAGTGGATCGCTGTCCCCAGGTTTGCTGCGAGACGGAGCGTGTCTAGGTTTGTTTGAGGGGTGTGCTGGATGCGATGCCACACCTTCCGTCGGCAGCCACCGATCTCGCTTGGTCCAACCTTCCTCTGCTCGTCCCTTTTCGTCCTCTTCGCGAGCAAAATGCGGCGCACTTCATCGGGTGTCACTTGCGGCCTGCTGTAACCCAATAGGCAGCGAAACCGATCCCTGTCGCTACAAGAAACAACAGCACGAGCCACACGGGTTGATCCGGCGAGGTGGGCATCACGGCATGGTGCCGATCATCTTTGCGCTCCAGAACACGAGAGCCGTCGTGAGTGCGAGCCCGAACAGGATCAACGTCCCAAGGCAGCCGCAACTTGTTACCTTCTGCAACGCATCGTTGTCTCGAGATTCCACTACGCCTCCCTCTTGCTATCGGGTGCGCCGAGAGTCAGCCAGATCACAAAGTTCGTCAGCAAGACTCGTTCGGCTGCAGGCAGCCTATCTATGTTGTCAATGATTCGGGCTCGCTCAAAAGTCCGGGCCGCATTCACCACCTCAAGAACATTGAACGGCTGATCTTTGTCCAGAAAGCCCGCCTGAGTGAGGGACTCCAACACTCGCTCGTCCTCTTCCGTGAACCGATACGGCTGACCCGTCCACACAATCATGATGCACTCCTGTAGTTCCGAACGTGTCGTTTGATCTTGGAGATCGCCGGGTTGTCATACTCCTGGAACTCAAGGCGTGTCCCGTCATCCAAGTAGCCCTCTTTACACATGCGGTCAATGAACTCCTCCCAGTCGATTCGTTCATCGTCGTCGAAGTACCCGTCGCACACTTGCTCAGCCAAGGTCAGCATCTCGTCCGACACATCCTCAGCCACCTCAGGCGACACGAACGTCTGCCCGTCAATCATCTCAACAATCACGACCCCTCCCTTCCCTGATCCCTCAACTCTTTCTCACGATGCCGCGCCAACTCAGCAAGCGCCGCAATCGCGCGCGTCTCGGCACATGGCCCACACATGGCCTCTGGCCCGCAACGGGTGTGCCATAAACGATCAGCCTTTCCTTCACACCACACACACTTGCCCCTGATCCCCATCACCCCTCCAACTTGTTGAGCCAACCATAGAAGTCTCGGCGCTCCCGAGCCGCCGCACGCGCCGCCGCAAGTGACGGCAAGCCTTCCTCAATCACATCGGAGCCGTCTGGCTGAACGCCTCTCTCCGCGTGATGAAGATCCCAATACCCATCCACGGGCCATGCCCAGTAGGTGCCGTCGAACTCCTGGCAGCGACCGTCGAACAGTCTGCGAGCCGAGCCGATCCCATCGATGGTCATTATGACTGTGCCTTCAAGATCGCGTCGCAACGATCCATCAACTTCTTCGCGGCCTGGGCATTCCGTCTCCGATACTCGCGGTCCTCGGGGCCGTCGGCCTCCTTCATGGTGTCGAGATTCCAGTCCCATCTGTATTCGGCCTCGCCTCGCAAGAACGCGACAGCCTCGAGGGATGACAAGTCGAATCGGTGCTGTGTCCCTTTGCCGCGTCGCAGAACTCTTGACGGGTCGTGAAACTGTTGAGTCACTTCAATGCTGTGTTCGTACGCAGTCCCCTTTTCAAGTTCATTCATGCGATCTTCCATGGCGGGTTCAATGTCCGTGCACCACGCACCCGGCGCCATGATTGTGTACTTGCTCATGTGAGACCCCCTCGGTCCCTCGGGCTCCCCCTCGGAGCCGTCTGAGACAAGTGTCTCCTACTTTGGCACAAGACTCAACAACCGCAACATGCCGACTGTTTACAGGGTTTTCTAGGTCACGCCGCCGGAGTTGATGCCTTCAGTCACGAGGTCATACTGCGCGGGTTCATCTTCGGACCACCCGAGATTCATGTGCGCGAGTGTTGGTTGATTTGATGGGTTGTAGAACGACATGACATATCCCTGTGAGGCTCTAAGGATATGAACCTTGTTAGATGACATATCGCCACCCGCCTTATTACCGGACCCCACTAACTCGCTCGCGATCTTTGTCCCGCCACTAATCGCGGACGCCGAAGACAAAACAATGCTCGAAGCATCGGGATAGGTGCGATTCAGATTCCTTGGAGTGATGGGCGTTCCGAACTTCGTGTACGTAGCACCCTCAATCAACTCGGCCCTTACGGTGGCTGTGTCTGTGCCTATGTCGTAGAACTCAAACTGAATACTCTTTGTGCCCGTTTCCATGACGAAGTGAACCGAGGACGTGGCACCTACTGTGAAGAACTCTGCCATTAGATACACAAGACCTCGCTTCGATAGATCCGAAGCCTCAGTGGAGAGTTCAGCGTAAGCACGCTTCTGCCAATAGTTAGCCATCATCTAAGTTTAGACGACGACCCGTTTCATGCCTCGTGCCAGCAACTCAGGCTCAGGCACAACGTCGTAGAAGTTCCCCACCGTGATCTGCAAGTAGGGAACCACGCGAGGATTCCTCTTCTCAATCACGACGATGTGTGGGAACACTTCAACTCGCATGATCTCTTCACCAGGCAGCCACGAGTCCCGATCCTCCGCAACGTCGCGCACAAGTTGAACGACTCGCTCCGTGTCGTAGCCCTCTAGGAACATGCGACCCCCGAGAGTCAAGAAGGGCCACAAGTTCGCACTCATGGTTCCTGTGGAGTCCACGATTATGTCGAACCACTCTCCACGAAACTGTCCTCGCAGCCACCCGTCGTCTGTTACATCACCTACCCGTACATCTAACCCGAGTGTGGCGCACAAAGGATTACAGTCCACGCCCACGACCTCGCTCCCCTCAGGAAGAATCTTCTTCCACACCTCGAGCGAGCCACCGTTCTCCACACCCGCCTCTAGAAGCCGCACGGGCTCCTTAGGGAGGTTCTTATCGAACGCGTGTACGACGACCTCGTAATGCCGCGAGCCCAGACCAGCGTGCGTCAGCCACTCATCGCGATATCCCACTCGGGCCCCATCAGGCTTATGTCGAACTGCTTCTGGACGATCTTTCTTTGTCTTTCGGCTTCCTCCCGACGCACTTGCGGATCGAGAAGTTCCGTTGCGTGATCTCGCCATTCGTCTGCCGTTTCTGCTAGTCGCCCCACTCCTGCCCTGTACAGGAGTCTGTACTCGTCCGTGGGTGTAGCGATGAACGGGATACCCGACGCCGCGTACTCCAAGCCCTTCAAGAAAGACTTCGCCTCGTTGAATGGAGTCCTAGTGAGAGGAACAAGCCCGATATGAAACTTCTTCAACAGTTCGGGATACATGGCGATGGGGTGCATCACGGTTGTTTGCACTCTCTTCAAGCCCGCTCGAACACCGAAGTGATGCGGGTCGCCTGGAATGTGGCCCGAGTGATGGACGGTGATGTTGTGATCCTTCGACCACGCTGGGAGCCACTCCCGCAACAGTTCAATGTCTCCCGACCGCCACCAGGTTCCACCGACCCAACCGATCGTGGGTGTCTCGGGTTGTTCCACGGCTTCGTAGCGTGCGGTGTCCAGCGCGTTACGTATGATGCGAACATCACGACAGCGACGGGAATAGAAGTCCGCTAAGAAGTCCGTTGATACCGTTACGGTATCTGCCAGGCGAATACCAATCTCATAGAACGCGCGATTGTTGTCGGGGCTCAAGTGCGGGTTCGTTGCGCTGTACGCAACATTCTCCTCGTGCAGCCCGTAATGAAAGTCGTCAATGTCCACGATGATCCGCTCGCCCCTTGCCTGCATCTTCCTGAACATTCCAGGCACCGCCTGATGCATCATCAGTTTGAACACGGACACGTCCCACCCGATTAGCATCCCGTTCTCATGCGCCACACCAATACCAGCGTCTTCGTTGGCGCGTGGCATACCTACGGCTGTTTCCCAACCTAACTTTGCCACCTCACGCGACGGGAGAACACATCGGTAGTACGCGCAACCGTTCGGCTGCGGCGGGTTCATGTTCGTGTCGAAGTCACCTGTTATGAAGGCTGCGCTTGGCACGTTCCGTCTCCACCATGTGTAGTGTCAATGCGTACCCGATTATGTCCACAACCGTGTCCGGCTTTGCCTTGTGAACTTGTCTAGCGATCTTCATGCCGACCATGCACAGGGCTACTTGTTCCGCCGAGACTTCGCATCCAAGGATGACTGACCAGATACGGGCTGCCCTATCCAGATTGTCAAGTGGATGCCCGTACTCGTACTGCCTGTCATCGGAGACAAGTCGTGCCGCGTATGCCGCTATGTCTTCGGGTGTCATCGCCGTTTGACTTTTCGATTCTTCCATTTCCACACCCACGCACCCCTCTTCTTTGAGTATTTCCATTTACCGAAGAACTCCCTCTCTGGCTTTTCACCCATGCGTACTCCTAAAGAACAGCCAGGTCCGTTACGCGCTGCTCGCGTGTTGTTATGAATGTGAGCATACCGATCTGAGACACCTCGCCAGTCGCAACACGCCACCACTCCGAGCCGCCCTCCAACGCGGGTGCTTGAAGCCACACACACCCACCCCAGTCAGCGATGCGCAGATGGTGATAGTGACCCGTCACAAGAATGTCTGCGTCCCCTATTGGTTGGCGCCCAGCCGCCTGATCGCTCCACCATCGGCGCAGTTTTGCCTCGGCGTTTCCACTTGCTCGAGCCATGTGCCCGTGCGTGATGCCGATGATCCATTCCCCTGCCGGAATGGTCAGCGTGAGATTGTCACGAGCCACCACGAATCGCACATGACCGAAGGCGTCTGGGTTCGCTGAAAGAATCTCCGACACTTGCTCCACGACGGCAAGATCGTCGTTGTCGTGCGCGCCCGTGAACGCCTTGCCTGTTGATCTGTTCTCCCCATGATTGCCGCCGACTGCGGCTACAACGATTTCGTCGAAGTGCTTGGACCATTCCATGAGCGAGTCCGCCAAAAGTCGCCGGCCGACTTTGACCTGATCACGGCGATCCAACTCGACCAAGAATGTTTGCGATGGGTAGTGCCCGAGACAGCCTTCAATCGAGTCGCCCGTCCAGAGCACATTCAACGAAGAAACTTGGCGACCTATCTTGCGGAGTTCTTTTGCTCGATCTATCACAGCCTGTTTACGATCCATGATCCTTTGAATGGTTCCCTCGACACCACCGTGATCTGCCTTACCGATCTGCCAGTCAGCCAACACGACGCTCATGATGCTGTCGCCTTCATGTTTCTTGCTGCTGGGTTTCTGTTTCATAGCCCGTTCAATCAGGGGCTCTAGATCAACGGGTGCGCTCGTGCGACGTATGACCTTTGCCTTGAACTGACGATTGTTGATTCCGTCTTCTCCGCCCCAAGAGTTGAAGAGAACGGGTTCAACAATCTGAAACTCGTTTGGGTCTAACTCCCACTTGATAAGAATCGCCGACCAGTCAGGCTGACCTTGTATCGCATCTGTGGTGATTGTGCCTTCTGCGCCAAGCCACTCAACACCAGGAATCCACTTGCGCTTGCGCGCGGCAAGTTCCTCGGCTTGTTGAACAGTCTTGGTGAACTCGTCTTTGAGGCTCACTTCACTCCTGCTGATTTGATGCCTTGCATCGTGGGCAAGTGATCCTCCATGGGGCCGTGACCAACTCCGCCAGCAGTTTGTTACACCGCCAACAGCGCGGTCGCTCTATGGTTAGTGCGCCCTTCCCGTACGCATCCATTAGCGTTCCACATACGCCGTAAGGCTAACAGTGAATCTCGGACGGTCGTTATCGTCCGTGTTTACGTAGTTGATAGAGGAAGCCTCGGCCACCCGAAGGAATCGAACGTTAGAGATCGTCTCGTCAATAATCCCGCACAAGGCGTCCCTCGCGTCTTCAAGAAAGGCTCGCGCTGTCGGGTAATCATTCCTGGCAGCACGCGCCATAACAATCACGGTAGGCACCTCGATTGTGGCAGTCTCGTTCCGAAAAACTTCTAGTGGTGCCTGTCCCGCGTACTCATAGAGGGCGATCACTTTGTCTGGTTGATCTGGCATCAACCCAATGAACACGTTCGTAGCAACCGTGCCCACGGACGCTGTTTGTAGTTTGTCAACCAAGGCTTCCAGGATCATGCGCCACTCCCATACGAGTCGCCCTTGAAGTAGCGGGCGTATCTACCGATCAAAGACTTCACGAATCTGGAACGCCAAGCATCAGCAGGCACCTTCAAGTAGAGGGCTTGCCCTCGACGAGGTCGTTTCGTCACCACCGTTAGCAAACTTGGCGAGTGATTCATCGACACGTCATCATGAACGATCTTCGCGTACGGGGCTGCTGGCCCACCGTAGGTGACTTCGATTGAAATCTTGCCTTTCCCGATCTTCATATTCTCTACGCGGCCTGAGTCCTTCAATGCGGCAGTATCCACGGGGACAAGTTTCTTAGAGTCGTTCAGGACAGCCTCGCCCGTGTGATAGACGGCTTGTTGTAAAGCCTTCTGTTGCTCGGGGCTCTTCGCTCCATTCACTAGGCGCACGAGTCTGTCAGCACCCTCCAACTTT